TTTACTCCGTTGTACTGGCCATATGGAAATGTTTGTGTTTCAAAACGCTTGGCCTCTATATCAGTAAATGGTTTTATTTCTGGTGTGGATATCGCAAATTTTGAGACTATCTTTGATGGTATCTGTGTGTATATCTCTTTCCAAAATACCATTAGTGCTTCTGGGTGCTTTACTGACTCCTCAACAACCAACGACATGCAGAGTTTTGCAGATTTTCTTGCCGCTACGTTTTCAGGAATTCCCATTTTATCCCTTTGCTATATCACTCACTACTTCATTTTGTTTTCAAAGTTAGGTTGAAACTGGGAATAAGAACAACAGAGTTTGTATTCCAATCAAACCCCAAGCAAACATCTACAACTGTAGGATATCCTGTCAAACCACCGAATGCCTGAACCCTCATGGTCATGTTTCCATGCGCCTGTTCCATTGCATTAACTTTGTCGATAAATTCGTTAATTGTCATTTTGATTTTCCTTTGATGAGGTTGTAGTAGCCTTCTGTTTGGCTTGTTATTGCTGGATCAACATCACTCTCTCCTCACTGCTTCGGCAACTGTTAATTCTTTCTGATTCTGTAGTAGAAATTTTGCATGAGAATCGAAGTAATCTTTATGCGACTTCAAAGCCTCCACGAGCATAACAATATAGCCGTAAGACGGCTTCTCGTCCGCCTCATTCGCAGCAATAACGCTTTTGATGTTCTCAACCATTTGGACGTTCGCGGAGATTGAGCTTTTTATGTTCTCGGCCATGTCGAGCAGCTTGGCGAAAGCCACCCGGTAATTTTCCATCGACTGCGTTAAATCGGCATAGTCCTCCCGTGACGTCTCTTTCTCTTTCGATTTAACTTTGCCACAAAAACTAGAGGGAGACAATGTATCAGATGATTTTTCCTCCATCTTTCGCATTTCACTCACGCGAAGAATACCCCGCTCAATTTGCTCTGGTACAGTCTCGCTGGGTGATAGCGGTTCAATTCCGGCGGCTTGTAGAAAGCGTTCGATGATGGACCACCAATCGAGCGAATCTTGCAGCCGTTCGATTTCGTTCGCCGCAGCAAACATAATGTTTGCCTGAGCTGCATGTGTTTGGTCATTGGCACATTTGCGCAGTTTATTGATTATGTCAGTTGTTTTCATCACTTTCCTCCCACGCCGCCTCAGCAGCTTCTTTGTCATCTGCGAATGTAAGCGCCACTAAATGTGCTTTAACACATGATTCTTTACTGAGTGGTTCAATTGCTGCCTTTGGCAACTTGTTCACGATTGTCCACAATCTCTCAATCTCGGCTTCTAGAGCATGTACATACTCATCTCGAAAAGCATCAGTCCCAGCATCATTTTTGTGGATAACAAATGTTTTTGGTTTAGTGTAGTTCATCACTTCTCCTTTGCCACTTCGGAGGCCATTCCATCCATGGGTCTGCCAGCAGCCACCCATGTGTCAATTGCCAATGTAAGTGCTTTTAGTGGGGTGTCAGATTCTTCCCAGTAGCAACCACTAGCATTGACGTGGGCACGCCACACGTCTCCTCGCAAATATATGCTCGGAAAACATCCTTGGTTTTTAGCCATAATAGCTTTTCGTTAAGTTTCATCACTTACTCCTCGCCGCTTCGGCGGCTGCTTGGGTTTCAAAAATTTTTACCTCTTTGTCTTCTTTAGAAACAATAATGTAAATTGCAGGAAACTTACGCATTGGTATTAGTTCCACTACTTCACCAAGACAACACATTGCAGCCAACTCTTCGATGGTCTCTGCTGTTTCGCCGGATTCGGGTTCGACGTAATGTGTTGGTCTTTGCAGCCGCTCAATCTCGTTCGCCAGCAAAACATTTTCGGCTTGCAACTGCTCCATCTTAGCCGCCGATTCTCGGCATGTTTGTGCCGCGGTTGATATGATTTCCTGTCTGTAAGTAGCAGAATTTGAAAGGTCAATTAGGTGGAAAAGACGCCCGATTGAATTTAGCAATTTTTCTGGAAGATTGTTATCACTCATCACGCTTTCCTCCCATTTCCTACACATACTGGGCATGGTTCCATACCATGCCCGTTGTTGACAATACAGCGATCATCGCAGCGTGAGCATGTTGGCTTAATGTCTCCAGCCCATTGATTGTGCCGTCTCATTTTAATTACCAATTCACTGTAAGTCCCTTGTGCTCGGGCAAAAACAGCACAGTCAGTGCATATTCCACTACTGTTGTTCTTATGTATGGGTGATACGTTACAAACCCCACACCTTCTGTTATAGGCATCTGTTAGTGGGGGTTTTGTTGCATCTTGGCTCTTTAGTATCTGCTGTAGAAGATCGGTGCACTCTGCTTTGGTAATGCCATCATTTAGAGAGCCATGCAGTAACGATTTCAAAACCATTGTTTTTTGTTGTTCAGTCATATCCTATTTTCTCGGAAGTTAGAAATCCTGGTATGTCTTTTTTCTTATCAAACTCAATAAGATTGTGTCTGCTTTCGTTCGCCTCTTTCCTACTATTATATGGGCCCACTGGACCATATTCCTCGTCACCATCCATGAGTCCCAATATCCACCAACGCTTTCCCAACTTCTTTACTGTCAGCATTGTAATACCTCTTTGATTTCAGAGAATGTATCAACTATTCGTGCAACAGTCCAACCAGACTCTTTCAGTTTGCACACCAAACCACTTTTGATGCAATCAATCATCTCTGTACTGAGTGTTTCTTCAATTACATTGAGATCCCACAAGATACTAAGTAATTGTTTTGCGTCTTTCGAAACCTCAAACAGAAAACGGTCAAGTTCAAATTGAGGTTTCGATTCAAAGATGGATAAATCAATAGCTGTTGTGTATTTGTTACTACAAATCTTTGCACTCACAAGTCTTGTGAGACGGCCCAATGCAGACCAATACACCCATGTACTAAAGGAAGCTATCTCCTTAGGGTTGTACGTTTCATAGGCATCCACAAACCCCTCATTAGCAGCACCCATGTAATCTTCCCACTCCCCTCCATATCGTTTGCAAAACGACCATGACATCTTGTAGAGCATTCGCTCTACTTCTCTGTAGGTATCTTCTTTAGCAACAGCTGTACACATTTTGTTCTCCTAACTCTTTAATAAGTACTTGAATCTTCGAACGAGGGATCCCTTCTCTAGAATTCTGTTGATAAGAATCCTCCTGGCTTGTGACTCAGAATGAGCCATGACCCTCATTTTGACGGTAGAATCTGCATCAGTGGTTTTGCCCGTTTTGTAGACCACCACTGATGCAGAGAATAGAGATTTCATATGGAATTCCTTTCCTAGAATTGAGACATTATAATGTCTTGCTTTGATTTGGTCAAGGTATTATCAAAGCAAGGCAATTAACTTCTCAATGAGATTGGGCAATACAAACACCACAAAAGCCAGTACACTAGTGGCGATTGTCATTGCTAGAAACTTCTTCGGTTCAAACAAATCGTCGTACATCTTTTTAACTCCTGTGAAAAAGTAAAAGGGATAGGACACACTCCCGTTCCATTGTTATAATCTACTCCTCAAAATCGAAGGAGCGACGGGGGCAGGCAACGATCATCGATTTGAGTTTGTCGCTGATTACACTCATTTCCTTCTTGACTTTGGACCTGACAGAGTCAATATCCCGCAGGTCGCTCTGTTTGTTTCCCTTAAGCAGCAGACGTGCTTTGTTAGCCAACTCCTCGAGTTCAGTATCCTCGAGGATGTTCTTTTTGGGCAGCATTTCCAACCACTCGTTGAACGCATCGAGCGTATCCTTGCGAACAGCAGCCTTTCGACCATCTTTGCGTTCCCCAAGCATGATTTGAAGTTTGTCAACCAATTCAAGCATGCCCATTCTCAAAGTTGACTGGATGTCATCGATGGCGCTTTGAATCTCTTTTGATTGGTCAACACCAGAGACGTTTCCAAACTTAACAAACATACGGGAAACCCAGAAACGGGACCGCATCTCTTTTGCAGTTGGGTAGTTGGCTTCATTGAACTGAGACTTGAGTTGTTTCTTCGACTCACTTATGAGAGTAGGATACTCAGCGACGAAAGCATCAGCCAGTTTGTTATACGCTTCAGTTTGCTGGTCCAGCTTCAAAATCACCTCATCGATCATGGACTTCGGTAGCAAGAACGTACCATGACGCAGGGGCGAAGGCAGGGCTCTCTTTTGGACCCATTCCTTGGTTTTCCATTGGATCTGTTGCATGGCCTTGTAGTTCTCTGATCGGAAGATCTTCTTACTAAGGTTCAGCCGGCCACGATTTGCGTCCGTCTCAATCTCATTGATGTCCCCGATACGAGAGTCTCCAGCCATGTGGAAGGTGACGCTCAGACAAACTGTCTTTTCAAATAACTTACTCATTTCGATTCTCCTTGTTAACGTTGTTAAAAGTTGTGTAAATTTAGTTGAGGTTGCTGCTGACGGCCCGCTTTGTTTTGCCGGTTTCGACCGGGAGTTTGTACATGCCCTCGCTGGATGCTGATATGTAGCGTCCCGAGGCTTCCCTTTGCAGTTTCTCGATTCGAGTAGGATCCGCTTTTGCTACAGGTACGATGAACTTAGCTGCTTCTTTGAGGCTGACTCCCCGTTCCCAAGCGCCTTGGCAGCAGGCTCGTATCTCAGCCCCTGTCCAACCACGATGGTCGGGAAGTTTATCGTTTGTATCGGGAAGCAGTTTTGAGAGGTAATAGTTCCAGATTACTTCTCGTTCCTCGCCGTCGGGCAGATCAAAAAAGAATGTGCCCGCTGTGAAACGTCGTCGCAACTCAGGGGGCAGGTTGGCTATTTTGTTACAGGTGGCAACGAATAGCGGTTTGTCGTTGCTGACTGCTGTAACGACTTTCATCGCCTCACGGATGCGCTGCTCGGACGAACCCACTAGGGAACTCTTCATTGCGTTAACGTCCAGAGCAATGGTGGGGATTCCAACCTCAGCTCCGATACTCTTTGCGACCATTGATTTACCGGCTCCTGGATGTCCAATGAAGATCATTCCAGAGACGTTATGGTCTTGCATGTATGTGAGTAGAACTTGGAGAAACCCTTGACTAACACCAGAGCTATCTCCAGTTCCTTCTGTTGCCCCAGCTAGCAGCTTCTCGATTTCGTCGATGAAGACGACCGCCCCATACTTTTTGCGACCGTTGATAAGTGATTGACAGTAGTTTTTGACGTTGCTGAGTCCCCCGATATCATCGAATGACTCACCTCCCCGCCAGCAGCTCAAACCAGGCGTTTCTTCGATCATCGAGCGTTTGATGTCCCAGAGAAGATCGAGGTCGATTCCCTTTGCTCTGATGGCCATGGACACTGCTTGCTCCGCAGCAAAAGCAGAGAGTCCGGAAACTGCGTCTACTGCTTTTTGAATTGTTGAGTTGGGGGTGGGTTTTCGTTTGTCCTCCCCTGCAGATAGAGTAGCATCTGTATCCAGTGACTGTACGATATCGAAAAGTTCCTCATTACTGGGAAGTTCTTCCTCGAGGCAGACGATGTCGCCTTCCAACTCGGGAGGCACAGTCGAATTCCTCGCCAAGAGAATGAGAGTTCTACCATCTGTTTTGTATTCATCTCGGAGGTTCCAGACACCCTGAATCCAGGGCAGACCTGCCGCTTCAGCCACTTTGTTAGCGTTCATTACAAAGAGAATAGTCTTCTCAGGCAGTTTAGGTGCTTCGTCCAGAAGACCAAGAGGATTACCAATTGTATCGTCTGAGTTAATTTGGGAGAGGGCTTCTTGCCCTTTCTCGTTTGCCGGACGAGCACCTCTCTGTACGTCCCAAACCACAATGGGGCAACTGTTAATGTCACTTACAACAGATCGAATAGTGGCCGCCGCATCTGGTGTACCAATAGAAACTAGAGGCACCGCTGCCCGACGCACGTGTTTAAGTCTCTCGATAAGTTTCATTACTTGTTCTCCGTTTGGTTTGTAGATGTTTCCCCGATAACATCAATTATATAGTATTACTCCATAACCTGTCAATATCAAAACACATAAAATGTGCTGTATTTTCTATACACACTCCCAGGGATGTACTATTGCTCCTCCTCCTTTTGCCACCCTTGCTGCTTTAGGGTGGTAGTCCGGTAAGTAAAGAGCATCAAATTCATCCCCTTTTGGATACACACCCATGTTACTCAGTTGGACCACAGCTGGGTCTCCAGAAAGGTACCAGATTGGAAACGTCCTTCCCTTTTTTGTGAGTTGCTCGTTTATGGATTCCAACTGCAATATCTGTGACTCAGACAAAGCATGCCACACTTCCCCACTGGAGAGCATTTCAAATAATTTGTTTCCAATAGAGTGCATGCTTGCGACTATTTCTTTGTGGATTCTTTCTTTGTTGTTTGCAGTGGCAATCTCATCTTCACTTAACTTCGATTCCACTCCTGAGGTAAACCCAGCTTCATAGCAAATAACAAACAAATCTCGTAGTCTCTCAATTTCTTCTAATGAAATAACTGGGTTGGTGAAAACTGAAGCACTTACATAACAACCCACTTCTAAAGCATCCTGAATCTCCGTTTTGTTACCCTTGAACTTGTTTGCTTTTTCTATTAGATTTCGTACAGACTTCTTGTACTTTTCTTGGGCTTGCTTATATGTCTGTGTTTGAGGATTCTTGCCATCCTCGGTATTAAAGCTTACCATTTTAGTTCTCCTTTACCTCTGGTATAAACATACTGGGAAGATCGTTTACTATATTTTTCTGACTGTTGATTCTTGTAGTAAGGTTTTCCACCTTGCTCACTTTCTTGAAACGCTTGTTGCCGGTTAAGAAGGAAGCTTCTGCTGAAGCAACTGCCATAGCTTCATCCTGACTCAGTGCGTTAACAAGAACGGCATTTCCATCTGTAAACCATACTCTGTATGTATTCATTTCATTTCTCCTTAGTGTTTAGTGTGTATGGAAGGTTTTACCGTGGTCGTGCGAGTGTTGGTGGTGCTTGGCATGGCTGTGCTTTTCTTTTACAGCCACTTCGCCACCCATGATCTCGCCCAGGTACTTGATAAAGTCGTCCGCTTGCTTGTGGACTTCTGGGCTGAAGTCGTCTGTGTTGATACTGAGGGTTCCATCCTCGAGAATTTTTATATCGAATGCGTTCTTTGGCATGTTACCACTTTACCTTGTTGACTGTGATGTTGTTGCCTTGGGTTTTGGTTGTCCAGGCGAACTTCTTTGCCGCTACTTTGATGGCCTCACGGCTGTAGGCTTGTTTGAGTTTGTTGACTGAAGCTTGGTAGTAATCTGCGAATACTGCTGTGCCCTTGGCAAGGTCGATTACTATGCTTCCCTGGTTGATACTGACTGTGTTCCCTTGCACTGTATGATTGTAGCCAAGGGAATCAATCGCTTTGAGTAGCACTGCCGAGTTACCGGCTTTGAACTCGACGCTAATGATTCTTTCCTCGTAGCAAGGCATTTTATTTCTCCTTTGAAAGATGTCCAAGCTTCTGAGCACCATACCCAGAAGCTTGGAACGTTTGGTGTTTACTTGCTGGCCGCTTCCAAAAGCTGTTGCTTGGAAGGCTTGTGGTGGCCCACAAGATCATCACTGCCTTTCTTGTGCTTGGACTTCTTTGCTGTGCCCCCAGTGGACTTACCCACGATAGAGTTGTAATGTTTCCACTCATCGGGGAGCCAATATGTCTTCCCTGTGTAGGACTGGTAGTTAAGAATCGCGATTCTTAAATCTGTTGCCTTCTCAGCAACGGCCTTCTCCAAGGCAAACATCTTCAACCAATCCATCCTCTTGGCAACATCCCAAACACTGAGTATCTCCTCTGTGACCTCACCTTCTAGAACGAAGCTGGTTGATCTCTCCAGGTCCACCAACCCCCTCCATTCGTAGTAAGCACGGCCGACTATCTGTCGTAGCAGATTCTCCTGCAAATAAGTATCCCTCTCATCCATCATCCGATTGAGTGTGAATTGCTCTCCCTTCCACTGAAAACCACGCAACTCCTCCAACATTGCATGATACTTCCCATATCTGATAGAGGCCCGTATCTTGGATACTTGCCGGGGAGTGAGAACAAAGCTACTACTGAGTAGCTTACAAACATCGGCACGACTGATGGGTAACTGAATAACATCTAAAGCGTTCATTGTATAGTTCCTTTCTGGAATCAATTGAACAGTAAAACAGTAAAACTAACGTAAGCCCCTACGCTTAAACTCCTCGACAATTTCTTCGTCGTAGATTCTGTTTCTGTAATTCAGCAGCCACTAAGTTACGAAACGACAAGAATTCCCTCTCCCAAACAAAGGTGCTTTCTTGTACTCTAATCAACTCACCTGTATCTGATACACGTAAGCAAACACCAGAACTCCAGGGGTTCTTCACACTTCCTTCTGGATTCTTCTGCACCAGTATATCACCTGGTTGTAGTTCTTGTTCGCCATCGTTTAGAAATCTTCCTTCGAAAGCAAACCCATTTGACTTCGACAGATCACACCCAGTGACCAGTTTGGTCCAACCAGAACGTCTGCCAGAATTAGTATGGTTTTCAATTTTGACGATCATTCTCAGTTCTCCTTGTTTAGTATTGTTTGTTTTCTGCACCATGCAGGCACATCCTCTCAAGCTACAATAGCAAGAGAAGACGTGTTTGGACGGTGACTAACCAATCTATCACTCACTGGCCTACGGGAGTGACAGGACTTGTTTTGAGGGGCGTTATGCTACCTGTTTTTGACTCTTGGCCAGACTGCAATGGCCGCTTTCAGATATTTTGTTTCCTTATTAGGTCCATTTCCCCCTGCCCTACATTATATTATAGGGTTTTTGTCTATATTGTCAATAGGGAAAATGTGAAACTAGTAGGAAAACACGAAACTTTTCGAAGTATTTTTAGAACCACTTAGTGGTTTGAACGGATTCGAAGTAGAAACGATCGATTTGCAACACAGAAGCTATTCGATCAAGGGTTTTGCGACCGGGCAATAACTTTCCTGTTTCATAGAATGAGATTGTTTCTTGTGTAGTATGCAATTTGTTGGCTAACACCTCTTGTGTAAATCCACGATTTTTTCGAGCAGCGGCTAGTCTTGGCCCAAAGTGTTTCTTGAAGTCCTCAAAATTGAGAAGAATTGAGTGTAACCTATACATTGTTGTACCACCTGCGCTCTAAGTTTGTACCTTCATAGAATCTGTTCAAGACTAACACTTCTTGTTGTAGCACTTGTGCCTGTAATTTTCTGTCCCAGACAATTCGCATGTCAATTGAGTTGTGCCTCTCCATACACCTGAGCTCATTCTCTGGGGGCACTTGCTCATTATAACCCAACTCATTTAGTAGGAGCATAAAGTCTTCAATTAGAGTCTCTGTTCTTCCAATGAAATCACAGAATTCACCCCCCTCTGGACCCACATATTGTTCTACCAACCTAGTATACCAACATGGTCTGTTTTTCAACATTCTGCACACCCAGTCGTTAAAACCACTGGCCCGCCTATACTGCATAACAGCGGTTCTGTGGGGATGCCATCTCCAACGCTTCCTTATCAATCGGGAGTAATTCTTTCGACTCATCCACTTCCACACCGACTCGTAATATGCAATTGGATGTCGAACAAAGGCAAAGACAAAGTTAACCTTGGCCATGTCCTTTCTGCTCATGTGGGATAACAGACAGTGTTTCTTTGGATAGAACTCAGGTTGTTTTTTTACCCACCTACTGCTCCGTATTTCAGTCTTATCCAACGCCCTCTCAAACCAGGTGCCACCAGTCCTGGGTATGTGCAGCATCAACGCTTTTTTCTCTACAAGGAATCGCACCATTATTGATAACTTGTCTCCGAGTGTCTTATTCTAAAAACACCATCTAAATCCACCGGTAAAATGGTTCCCACTGAGCGGCAGAAACTTCTATATGCTATGTCATCCCTGAAGTCACCAAACGGTATTTTCACTGGTTTCTGCCATTTACTGTTTGGAACATAACCATGCTCCCGAGCAAAATCACCTCTGACTATTTGTACACCCCCAATTGCTTTGTAATAAATCTTCTCGTCGTAATCCCTCACTTGCATATGTGGAGTGAATGGGGGGCGGTTCAATGGATCTGGTGTGAGTATACTGGAGTAGTATTTTAGGGTCTTATCGCCCACTTCATGGCTTTTACTTATTTGTATTTTTCCGGGAAATACCATGGTGGTGTTGTTGTTCCACTCTATTGACAGTAGATCATTGGTCACAGTAGCCCCAAACCAATAGTCAACATCGGCGAACCACACAATATCTGCATCAGTGTTCTTAGCAGCCATGTTTCTACCTATCGAACGCCTGCCCAATTGATCTACTGGTAGATGTTGCTTGACCAACTCTAGATTCTTTCGCCGTTTGTCATCCTCAAACAGATTTAATACGTGTGCTGTTTGTAAATCTTCTTGGTTGTAGAATACTGTTACCTTAATGTTGTTGTTGCTCGTATTCGCGGCATTAGCCAACGACGACAACTGCAAGTATAGGGCAGTTGCGAAGTGGGTCAATTTTGTTGCATAGCAGTGAGTAACAAACTCCACCTTACCAGTAATCATATCTATCAAATAACTCCTTCTCACTCATCTTAAACTTGTTCTTAACCCACTCAGGAAGACTGGGCAATACCACAACAGGCCCTTTTAGACACCTTGCCAGGTTTAGTCTTATATCAAAAGAGGCCAACAACTCCAGGAGACACCATGGGCAATCTTCACTTCGATGAACAACATCCGCTTGAAAAGTATTGACCATACTTGTAAAGAGACCCGGTTTTTTGTCAGGCAACCACTCGAGAAAATCTACAAAACGAAAATACTCTTGGCATGTGTTCTGTGTCCAATATAGATAGGCCATTCTAAATGGGTTGCTTATCAGAGTCACTTTCAACTTACCGGGAATAGCTTCTGGTTTGGGAACTTCTTCAGTAACTGTTGCTGGAAATTCGAATCCTGCCATTCTTAGAGCACCTAGATACCAATCAGTATTGGTATAGGGGCAGCAACCAAATTGAAAAGGCCCAACGTCAATCATGGTTTTCTCCTAAACACCAGAATGTTTTTACTCTCGGTGTTGATTTCAATTTGAGCAAAACCCCTTGCTTGAAACTGTCTTATTATATAACTTCTGCTTTGGCAGTTGACATGCCTGTAACCCTTTTGTCCGGGAAGTCCCCAGGACATGATAATTCCCTTACGAGGAATTGAGCAAACGTTGTCAATCAGCACTTGCTCATACTTTCTAGATATGTGTTCCCCAACTTCAAAAAACAGTGCCCAATCGTATTCTTTTCTGAGTTTGTTTTTTAGGTTTGGAGTTGTCAGGTCGAGTCGTTTAATCAAGCCATTGGTAAATTCCTCTACGTCAGCAGCACCATCAATACCGTTTACACAAGACCATCCATCCGACCGTAACTTGGCTACGTACTTGCCTATGCCCGCACCCAGGTCTATTATTGGCTCTTCTACACCTATTATAGATGTTATAGCTTTGTATTTCTTCTCGTCAAAGCGAAAAGACCGCAGTTGGGAAGCCAAGGACTCATAACTACCGGTTTTGTTGTAAATTGAACAACACCAGATCAACATACCAGCAGACTGCACTAAAAGTCCATTGTGTTTTGCGAATTCATCCACTGCCCGCTTCACACCCATATACAAACCTTTCTTTTCCATTCGGCTGTCGTAGTCATGCCCCATTAGAATGCCACCATCCTTGACTTTGGGCATCCATAAGTAAAGATCATTCTTTACTTGCTTGTAAGTATGATCTGCATCTATGTAAACAAAATCCAATGATTGGTCTGCTATGTTCTGTACAGCCTGTTCTGACCGTGATACCACTATTGAGCGACGATTGACAAACGCACAAGTGGATTTGTACGCTGTGTGTATGGCTTTCTCAGCGGTCACTCGTCCCCAGATATTCTTATCCTCATAGGAATCGACCATATAGAGAAACAACTTGGGAAATCGTTGTAATAAGTAAGAAGAAAGACAACCTTCGCAAACCCCCACTTCACAGCCTACCAGGTATCTTCTGTTTATCTTCTGTATCAAATCACCTACTAGTAAGTTTGTTTTCTCACGTCTACTCATAGTACTTCAAAGCACTCCATGTATCTGTCTTTCCAGATAAAATTGACCTTGTCCCTATAGTCCTTGACGAACATTTCCAATCCCTGCTTGACGTGTCTTTTCTTTGTTACCTGATTTTCCACGTCATCAAACAACAACCATCCGCCAGGTTTAACCAATGGCAGACATTGCTCAGCATCGTCATATGCAGCATAGTCGTTGTGGTTTCCGTCAATCATACAGAGGTCTACTGAGTTTCTTGATATTCCCAACAAACCCCGGGAGTTCATAATTCGCAATACCTCAGCACTGTTGCCACGTACCAGAGAACCCTTGTAGACAACATGTTCTATTCCAGGCAGGCTGGCCCATGCTTTTCCAGCTGTACTTACGTTGTATAAAGCCCTAGACATGACCTGTTCCATAATATCCCCAGAGAGTTTGGTGGTAACCAACCATGGATCAATACCTACCGCCCGTGCATCTGGATGTGTAAGTACATACTGTAACATCCAGGTTAAGGACATGCCTTCAAACACACCAATTTCTAAGTAAGTAATTGGTTTGTTTTCCCATGTAGGAAGTACAAAGTTCCTAAAAGTATCCAGGTTCCTGTTAAGGAACCAGTTTCGAGTAAATTGGTATTTCTCTCTGTTTTTGATATCTTTTTCTCTCATTTTTCAATCTCCTTTTCCAAGTTCTGTTGGACTTTTTTCATCCAATTGTTATCAATCTTATCAATCCAGTTAGCAATACGACCAACGTTTGCTTCCACACAATGCTGAAACAGTGGCCACCAGAGTTCAAATCCACGCACACTCTTATCAGGACGTACATTGCTGTCTCCATGGTAGTGCATAACCACAACGTCTTCGTCCCGTAAATCCTTACACTGGAACTTCTTTATGGCACTATTATTGAAACGGCCCTTCTCCTCTATCACAGTTAGACCATCTTTGTCTACTAAATCATCAGCAGAGTAGAAAATAGGCAGCAGAGTGTGTAAAACAACTTCATCTGCAATAAACTCATTCTGTGCTATCTTCGTATATTTGTACCAGAATGGTAAGATTGCTGTATTCGTCCTAGCCGCCCAGACCCCACCATTCACACTAGGCCAAGGGCTGTTGAGACAACTGTCCACCGCCTGCTGGTTTATCTCTGGGTACTGCTTGAGCTTGTCAATCCTCTTGGAAGGAATGCCCTGATTGCTTTTCCAATCACAGAACTGCGTTGCCACAAAACCCTTCTTCTTAGCAGCAACAAACAACTTGTCAAGTTTTCCGTGTATCGTTGTATCAGCATCTAAGTAGAGAACTTTATCCACAGCTCCTTGTTGATCTTGTGCTAACTGGATCTTGTCCATAAATTGGGCATTCTTGGACTTATGGGCAGGTTCTCTATAACGAGGTTCAATTCTTAATCTTGGATCTTTTGCAATCTCTTCCACAATATCGATCGACTCAGACCAAGCATACACAAATACAGGACCATCGTAGTGGTCACGTAGTGTATAGAGTGAACAAACCAAGTAAGGAAGGTGTGCAGCACCTGACATCAAGTAGAAAATTCTTTCACTTCGCATCAAAATATCCTTTCTTAACACCCATGAATTCCAAAATAGTATAAGGACAACAACAGCAAGAGGCCTTGAATATATCTGGTCTAACGTATATTGCGTCATACTGGCCATTTCGTAAAGTGTGAATCCACTGACGATAGAAACCTTGCTGCGAGATAAACTCATGCAAGTCCACTGTAGAAGGCCAGCATGAAGAAGGTGGGTTGGGTGTCATCTCTATATTTATCACCTTGACCCGCTTGAGGAAATCCAAACCTCCTTGCATGGCTTTCAATTCGGAGCCTTCACAGTCCAACCACAGTAGAGCATTGTTACCCTCATACTCTACCTCTTTGTCCAACGTACTACAAGCCACTTCAAGTTCCTGGACATCCTCTATGTCCGCATTAAAGATTTCCAATGATGATCCGTCCTTGTGTCGTCTTTTTGAGAACAACTTGACAGTTCCACTTCTGTCGCTTATGGCCTTGTTTCGAATCTCTCCTGGATAGTCCTTGATTTTCTTAGCAGAATCTGGGTGTGCTTCAAAACCCAAGAATGTGGTGTTTGGCCACTCCCGCTTCATCAAACGGGACTTTTCACCCAAGATAATTTCAAACTCGTCACGCAGGGCATACACCTCTTCATGGAAGAAACCAATGCCCACTTGCACAACTAGTTCGGGTACCCAGTTGAGTTGCTCCATCATCAGACCAACAGCTATTCCCGATCTACGTAGGAACTTACTTGCCATTTCTACTATCCTCAAATCTGTACTTAAACAATTCAATTTCCTGCTCGTAAAACTTTGAAACCACCCTCTTAGATTCTGCTGTATAGTATCTGCTATAATGGAAATGTTGCGATCTGTTTACTACGGGCAAAGGCTCGTACTTTATACACATCAAATCACAAACCTCTTTCCAGTCCTCTCCCAGCCTTTCGAATCTGCCAATGTAGTTTACGCCTTCCTCTATCCAACTTGTCTGGGGAAGAGCATGATTAAAGTGGGGTTGGGAATTCCTGACTTTTAATCCTGTTAAATACTCACCATTTCCGATAACCCTACTTACAAAGATATCAAATGTTTCCAATAAACAGTTAGACTTGTAATTTTTCTTTCTACGAAAACCACAGTAGTATTTGTAAACAGAAACCAATCTATCCCAGGGATTTCGAACGAAGCAGAACTTGAACGAGTTGTCCCATACTCTTTTATTCATCAAACCTCGAGCAAAAACTTTTCTCATTGCTGCATGGTTGGTTGAAATAAACTCCACATCTTTGGGAATTGTTAGTACAGTGTCTCTGTTTTCGAATACCAGGTTAAAACTAGTATACCTAGACTCCATATACGTTCTAACTGACATACCACCAGTTCTGGGAATGTGTACAAGAATACTTCTATGCACGTTGCTGTTCCATAACTCTTTCTACTGCCAATCTGATGTTGTTGTCTGTGCACCAGTGCTCCCATCCTCTGGTCTTCATTTGCACCCTCTTTACAACACCTCCCAATAGAGTTGCTAAATACCACATATAGCCATCCTGCGACGGCACTGGCAGTTTTGAGTCTTCTGTACAAACAGAACAAAAGGCGGTAAAGGTAGTGGCAAAAAAGGCACACCAACTTATAATTCGCCTGTGTCCAAGTCTATCCGCACCAGGTTTTGGTATCAGATTTAGTGGTGGGTGGTTTTTTAGAACTTCATCCCTCCGAGACCATTCATCCAGAATCATCATCTGGTCGGCGGGCTTGGTAAACGACCATGGGTGTGATACAATAAGAGGACTGTCATCAAACCAACTTGGATCTATCCAATCATCCTGTCCAGTGGCAACTACATCAGTGTCTAGTTTCAACCAGTAACTTGTCTTTACATGCTGACCAGGTATATGAACAAATCCAGCCAGCATCTTATATCTTTGAGCATCATACCACTTGCTGTTGTCACCTTCATACGTAACACCAGCAGGTGGCCACGGTGTGATTGTAATATCTGGGTGGTTGATGGTGCGACTAACTTCAGAGTGAGTTAGCTGGTTACAATCATAGAACAACAGCATTGGTTGTTTCAATAATGAGGGCTTTGTTTTGATCCATGTTGGGTAGGTGAGCCTTAGTTGGTTTAGGTGTTTTCTATCCACCCCGCACACAAGGGTATAGTCGGTAAATACAGGCATGCTCAATCCCCAAACAACTCACTATAGCGCTTCAAGAACAAATCTTCGGCTCTATCAGATAGCAGAGGTTCGATTGTATAACCAAGTGCTTTGATTCCTGTTAGTCCTGGCCATGGTATGTTTACTTCCATCAGATCTCGTTTTTCTGTTGCTAGGAGTTGTTTATCAGCTACTAAAACTGTCTTTTTCTCTATCTCCCGTAGTTTACGAAGACCAAGTTTCTGCCCAATTGCCTCCAGCATTCTCAACTCCAGAAACAGGTGCTCTCCTGATTTTATGGGACTGGGAATGTCGCCCATGTAAGCCTCTGGGGCATCATGTAGCAAACCCCACTGTGCCAGTAGCTTGCACTGTTTATCACAATACTCTTTACCATCCCCCAACAGATTTGACACTAGTACAGAGTGTTGTGCAATCGAGTAGAACTGCTTGCAATGACCATTGAATCTACAGAGGTTGGATAGTGAGTGAGCAATGTCACGTATGTCGATATCGTACCATTCATCAGCAAAAGGTCGAAATATCCTGCCCGTATGTGTCTGTATACTGGGTTGATAGTCAAATAGCATCTATTTACTCCTTTCAAATTACCAAGTAATGCCCAGTGAATTATTCCCTTCCATGAGACAACAAATAAAACCATCTTCTTTGAGTTTCTCCATTACCATCTCAGATAATTGTTGACAAGGAAAGGTTCCAATCAAAAAGCAATTTGTTAACGTTGTAGCACAAAAACCTTTTCCAGCTGCTTTCTCTATTTCTTTCTGTGCTTCTGCTAAGATTTCTCTTGCCCGTAATTGAAGCTCTTTTCTCTGTTGCTCTGAGCACTTTATGGTAATCTCTCTAGCTTCTTTGGCATTCACATTTATTCTCCTCACTAGTTAAACCCATACAAACGACATTTATGGGTGGTAGGTTTTTTTCATCCGCTGTTTTGATTATTTCCTGTACCAATTTCAAGTCTTTTACTTGATCATAGACTTCAACCACTGCACTTAACCCAAAACGGGATGTACTTACTATCTTTCGTAGTCCTTCTTTTACTTCTTTTTCGTAATTATAAAATTTGAGGAAGGCCTCCCTAGTGTTCATTCTATTTTTCCTCCTATAGTACCATGTCTATCAATGTCTTGGGCATCAAGTGTAACCCAGTAAAGTTCAACTGCTGTTGTGTCTTCCACAGCAGCAAACTCATGTCTGGTTCCCGGGGGAACATCTGTCACCTGCCATGGTCCCAGAGTGGTAACATCAACTACTTTGTCATCCTGATATACTCGCACTTCAAGTTTACCAGAAATCACAACAAAACGATTCCACTTGTACCTATGACTATGACAGCTACACCTAAAACCTCTCTTCGCTTCTATTATATGGGTCTCAGTTGAATTGTGTGCAAATACCAACTGAGTCTTTCCCCAGATTTTTCCTTGTCTGGGTCCAATAGGTGGTATGTTATAAGTAGGGAGCATTTTATTTATCTACTAAGTGTCCACAGAAGAAAGAACTAACAACTAATGATATCAGAGGAAACACCTGGATCACCCCCATATTGTACTGCAGAATGAGTGTAGTAAATCCATAAAAGAGAAATGAGAGAAATAAGATTTGAAATGCCGTTCTTGCTTTCTTGGCAACTGGGGATACAGGCATCATACACCAGTGTGTAGGCTCTTTCATACAAGGAACATTGTCAGATACCCATTTCTTTTCTTCCACGTTCCAGATTGGGCATGACTCACTTCTGTACCACACAGGATCCCCATACTCGTCCTGTAGTATCTTTCCCATCCATACACACTTGCCGTTGGTAAAGAACACAACAAGATTAAGAGGGGGTAACTCTTCTTTACAGTTGATCCAATTGCTAACGAAGGGTTGAAAATCCGTTTTCATCTTTACTTCCTTGTAAATAGGGTTTTGTTAACTTGTTACCTTATTTTATAATGTACCATTTTATCTTACAAGATCAGTCTATGACTTTTCTTATTTGTATCGACTCCCCACAATCCAAGCACATTGCGGTAATGCCATCCCAACGTAAGTGCTCCGATTTGCAAGCATCACACTGGCCTTTCTCATACCAACCACACAAGTCCGGAACCTGCTCCACATCCGCAGTAGCCAACTCGATTGCTGTTTCGAATGATACGTGTGGAAATGCGCGAAGACCACTATTCTCACAACAGTTAAACAACTTCACACCAAACTTGTCAAATATACCATTCTCTTGCATTCGACACAGCCACCCATTTACCACCTCAAACTGTCTGTTGTTTGAATTACAACCCCCCTCACTCTTGCTCTGGTTGAATGAGTATACACCCGATGGTGTCATAAAGAAGTCCACTCCAACAAGGAAAATAGTCCTCGCTCCCATATAATAGAGTATCCGTAAACCCAGTAGCATGGTACATACTGTTTTCTGCTCTTTGGTCTTTTGCACTCCTACATCGTGGTTTCCCCAGCAGGCACCATCACTTAAGAAAAACCTCTCATCTGGCCATAACCAACTGAGTCGTTTGAATCCCCAGATGTTTGGACAATCGGTTACTTTCCGCTCTGACCTAGTAAAAACACCATTTCTCTTCTCCCGCAGTCGTTCCCTATTACCTGACATCTTGGGAGAGGGAACGAATTTCATCACGTGGGGGTCAAACCATATGGAGTTTGAGAACTTTAGTGGTGGATCAGAGCAAACAAACGCAGATGAACGAAATCTCGGGTGTGCGGCTGAGTTATTTACAGACAATGTAAAGATTCCCCGGTTATTGAGCAATTCTAGTGGTTGTGCTTTGGTAGAGGGGCCCCCTCCCACTAGAAACCCTATCCCACCAGCCAACAAGCCACGAAGGGCTGTGGTGGGGTTCTTTTTGCGATCTAGTATTAGTAGAGGATCTTCCCACTTTGTCAAAAACTGCGGGTCTTCCATCTCTAATCGCCCACCACACTTTTGCTCTTCTTTTTTGTTACAGGTTTTCTTTAGGTAGCACTCTGCAACAAACTCCCCAGTACCCTCTCCTTGGTACACACAATTGCTCATATCTCTACCATTTATCCTTTGGACATTTTTCGGTTTTCATACGTATCTTGTTAAGCAACGCAATTTTGCTCTTGTTGATCTTGCAACCACAAAACCTACAGGAACCGGTAGGTAGCATACCATCACAGACACTACACTTGTTATTGTATATCTCCTCAACTTCTTCCATAGATCTAGCAGGAAAACCTGCAAGAGTCCACCTCTTCACAGCATCAAGCCACTGTTTGGTTTTCTCCCAGGTGATACCATCTTCCTTGCTTTCATCACAAGGCTCTTGTACCTTATACTTTTCTTCATGCTCTTTTTTAGCTTGCAGTCCCAAGCAATCGGGTTGCTTTTCAAACAACTTTTCTACACTGTCACCAAACACGTCTATTAGTTGTTGCTTGGTCAACCCTATTTTCCGCCCACACACTGAGCACTGCCATGCTAGTAGACTGGGTAATGTTTCCTCTTGTATTTTATGCCACTTACACTTGCTCATATCTCTACCATTTATCCTTCGGACATTTCTCTGTAGCCATTCGTATTTTGTTCACCAACGCAATACTTTTATTCACTCTACAACGGCAAGCCTTGCAACGCCCTTTCAAATACTCTGTACACGTTTTGCAAATTTGTTCTTCAATATGCTTAGTAATATCTTTGTCACGTGTGGGAAAACCTGCCAACGACCATCCGATTAAAGCAGCTGTGTAATGAACAGCATCTTGCCATATTATCCCTAATTTTTCTGCCGCTTCTTCTACTAACTCTATATTGGGACTAGTGTTGTTATTTGAAGTAAAAGTTGTGTCTTGCACGTCACACTTTCTCCACAGATCAGTACAAATATCACTTCCACTTATATCCAGAAACCCGCACCGCACACACTTACATATCCCTTTCTGTTTCTGAAAATCACAAAGTAACATTTACAATATCTACCCATTTAGGAAGATTTTACAAACCACACCTGAAGGATCACAAGTACCAGCATTCCAACTTATTGTTAGAGTGTTCTCCCCACAAACCACATCTGCTTCCCAACGACCTAAAGTAACACAATACACTTGAGCATGCATATTATCACTTGTTTCCACATCCCCTGGAGTGCAATCTCCTGTGATAATAACATCAAAGTACAAAACACCTCCAGGCACACCACAGAATGTCGATCCCACTGAGAGTTGAAATTTATACCAATACTCCCAGGTCTCTCCTCCGTTTACATAGTCGCATGCTGTTTTATCATGAAAATAAGGGTAGTAGGTACCATTTACTAGAGAACAATCTGAAGGTGTGCCTCCCACACAAGTAGTCCAACCTGAAAAAGTAACGTATATGTATTTATTGCAAGGTGGAAACAATTCTCCGCTAGAAGTACTTGTATAACTAACACTTGATACACTCTGACTGCTTGCACTTGACAAAGATATACTGCTTGCACTTGATACACTCTGACTGCTTGCACTTGACAAAGATATACTGCTTGCACTTGATACACTCTGACTGCTTGCACTTGACAAAGATATACTGCTTGCACTTGATACACTCTGACTGCTTGCACTTGACAAAGATATACTGCTTGCACTTGACAAAGATATACTACTTTCAGAAACACTACTCGACATACTAGAAGTACTCAAGGCACTAACACTTGAACTACTCTTACTGGACTTGCTAGATACACTGGATTTGCTTGATTTGCTTGACTTACTGGAAACCGATATACTACTATAGGACATCGAGTTGGAACTCTCCAACGGTTGGTCATCACAGAAGCATGCATCATCTATTATAGTGGGGGCGTGGTTGTGTGCTGGGGTGATGGTCCAAGTCTCAATAAATGAAGTGGCCTCCCCCGGCCAGTATGTTTGTACACAAGGGAACTCAACTTGCTGTCCCACGTAAGAGCCATCAAACGGGGGTGTTGTTACTGTACACGCACAAGGCCCCACAAAGCCATATCCCATAATACCTGTAGAACACTCAGACATTTCTGGGTGAAAAGTCCAGATGGGAGGAAGATATAGTGTTGAACCATCAGAATACTCAATCCAAGTGTCTTCCCATACCCACCGACAGAACCCACAGTTTGGATTTATCTCATTGGTGTAGTAGCTGTACTCATAGGAGATTACTACTGTGAAGTTACGACCGTCTATTAAATTGTCTAGTAGAACACTAGATGAACTGTTTGAACTGGAAGATTCTGAAGACAAAGAACTATAAGATGATGAACTTGATTTAGAACTGCTGGATTTTTCAGATTCAGAAGTTACAGAAGAAGATTCTGACTTTGAACTTGAGCTGGAATGGCTGGATACACTGGAACTACTACTTTGAGATGAATAGCTGTGCTCCAAACTAGAACTAGATAATCTACTACTCTTTGATGTACTTGTTTGACTTTCAGAGCTCACACTGCTAGAAGACCATTCTGTAACAGGTGTATAGTAGAAATCAAAAGATCTACAGGAGCCAGATATATTGGCTGAATAATCATAGTTTCCTGGTCCCATAGTATTATTTAATCCGGTTATTCCCCACAAACACTCTTGCGTATTCTCATACTTTGCTGCTAGTATAACAGCTATGGGAGTGCAGATGGGGCCACCAGACTTGTCTAGGATCCAAGCTGAACTTCTGTCATAGTAAGGACCACCTACTGTTAGATCATCCCCGGTTGCCCCTGTCTTTCTCAGTGGTAGATAAAAAGTACCAAGTCTGTCAGAGAACTTCCATGGATATACCTCAGGCTCCCCGTAGTTCAAGCCATCTGCGTGGTTTCCTGTTATTTCTACCTTGAGACAGTTGGGTAGTGTTCCAGGAAGAAATACTTGGTCAGCTGCGGTTGACGTGACTCCTATGGCTCCATAAGAATAATATCCTTTTCGTAACGCCGACAGCTTTATACAATCTTCAGCATCAATTTTCTCTACTGTAATTACATCTATATTGACCCCATCTCCTCCTAGAGCGATATAATTACCAGGCAAGTGATAACTACTATCACCAAGACATGCTTCGATGGCATAGGGAACAGAACTTGTTGACAAATAACCATAGTCTGTGGAAGTGAGAAAAGAAGTTGTATTTCCCCGGAAGGCTGTTGCAATTAAATTTCCAGAACCATCACGCCACAAGTTCAAAGACAGAGTGTCCCCAGAATGTCTGACTACTTGGTCGCACAAACCACTGGGACCATATAATCGCATGTATCCCCAGGGTTTGGAGGTTACGGTCACTGTTGTACCCAGTGGAGGCAATGGATCTCCCCAACCCAAAGAAGGCGCTATTCCATGGTAGTCTGTATTAGTCCAGATCGTTGTTGTGGACCCACAGGGATCAGGAATAAATCGGTGCATATAGATATCTCTTCTTATCCCCCCTTCCCAAGAGATATCTACCAAACTCTCATAGTATGTCCTCAGTTGAAAACCGAATGTTATCTCATAACCCAGTATCAAGCCATAGAAAGCTGGATAACCTGGATCTGTTCCCATAGATACTTTCGAAATAACACCTGTATAAGAAAAAGAATCACCAGTGGGATAAGGTTCATACTCCAAACAGTACCCCGTACTTATATTCTCAGTACATCCAAAATATAAATGTACTGTATTCTGCTGCTTATCCCTGGGGAGAACCACTGTAATTTTGATGTTCTCGTCAAGAACAGGTGTTTTGACTTTGATTACACCTGTTCCACTTAAAAACTTGTGTTTTCTAGTAGGATTTAATAGCCGTTGCCCTTCATAAGTGCCCTCTATTTGTGGAAAATTATTGGGTCGTGTGTGAGAAGTTGTAAAAGAGGTGTTTCTACTTGCGGGTATTTCTAAATTTCTGTAGTCAGAAATAACATAGTACAACCACAGTGGTTTTCTGTAATAGTGTTTAGTCTCCTCATCCTGAAAATTATTGTTTGAATAAATGGCCCTCTGTAGAAAATTGAAATTTGATTGGTGGTGTCCCCAATGCCAATACTCTCCATAGTAAGTGGGAGCTATGTAGAAATCATTTACACTTACATCTACTACCAGATTGTTGCCACTAACAGAAACAACTTTGCACAACCCCGAAATACTTTGGTCAGTAAAGGCAACTGTGAGAATCTCACCAACTTCAAAATCATGTCCATCACATGACAACCAGCCATAGGGCCACTGAAACTGTAACACTGTGAATGTTTTGTAGTTGGTTAAAGTCAACTTGGTAGTCGTTCCAGGAACTGGCGAGAATCTGCAACTAACATATACTTCAGACCCAACAGGTGGCCAAAAGTGCCACTCAGAATCAGTTTCATACCAAGTGGGAGGACACTCTACATGGATCTCATCCTTGAAAGTCCCATCATTCTGATCTACATCCCTTTCTATCTCTACAAACCAACTGTAGTTAGAAAGTAGTCTTGTTTCATTGCTTTTGTTTACTTTCCATGGAAATCCTACATTGACCCAATTCTTCTCCGGGTACTCTTTCCATATCTTACCTCTTCTCTGCACATAATGACCATCTTCTAGTGCTATATCTACTGAGTTGTCTGGGTGTATATTTCTTATCTTTCCTTTGGACAAGTATCTGTCCGGTTTTAATTCAAAACCACCAATACGATTAGGATTATATCCATAGTACGAAGTTACTAATAATCTGTAATAGTAGTAAGTTTCGTAATAGAAGTAATCAGGTAAGAGTATCGTAACAAATTGACCATCGACCGACCATATGCGGGAGTACTCAGATCCCCAATAAGTCATCTGACTGTGTTCTTCGATGTCCTGGTAGTTTGTGTGTAGTATCTCACCTTTTCTCAAAAAATGGTTTTCAGTGCCCATATCAAGTGTTACAAGTATAGCACTCTCTGGGGTATAACTTGTCTCATTATATCTATTAAAAAAGTAGTGTAGAGGCTCAGCAGAAACTTCCCAACTAACAACCTTCGCAAAGTAAGTGTAAGAATTTACGTCCCACCAACGTGGTCCGATATTATACCCACCTCCACCCACAAGGGCTTGTGATTGCGTGCCCCAGACATACTCTTGCTTGGTATAGTAGACTTCCCCTGGGTAAGCTTCCACCAATCTCCAATTACCAGAAACCACTTCCCATTTCTGACCAGGATCCCATGCGCTTGTACCAAAAGAAAAGTTCTGCTCGGGATCGTAGTTTGAAAAAGCATCGTAGAATACAATTCCTGTATCCCCAGAACTTCTTTTTCCGGGAGGATTGAGAAACCAATCAGGTTGACTAGTCATACTTATGGCCCTGCATTTATGAGTACATAGCGATTGAAGGGCATATAGTACATAGCTAGTATATCAGTATAGGCTGATAGATGTAATCTGGAACTTCTATGGAAAAAATCGTACACCATAAATCTATCAGCTAATGTTCCTGCAATTGGACCAAGACTTTCACTCCAACCTGTGTAAGCAACGGCCAATGCTGAACTTCCTGATTGTAGAGACTCTTGAAGATTGGCCAGTACAAACTCACGGAAGTTTGTCATCACAGGAATGTATGCACCACGCTGAGAGTTGAACGATACATGTACATAAGAACCAATTGCTAGAGAGATGTTTATACCAGTAGCATCGATCGTCCACTCTTTATCAGTTGAGTTATTGACCTCTCCATTCAACCAAGCATTTAGCGTTGGCTTCCATTCCTCATCATCCTGTGAGTACCACAATCTATGCCCTTTGTAGAGACTTCCCCCCAAGCTCTGAGTTACCCGAAACGTCTCACTGGGCACAGAGGGTATATTTGAGATATGGTAATTACCTCCCATCTTCATGCCAGCTTGACCAGCACCAGACATCACTATACCCGAGAGCTTGGCGGCCTCAGAAAGCACATTCACATGTGCTGCCTCAAGAAAGTCTCCAGGTTTCTTCACTGGCAGATCTTTTGGTTCCATATCTCAACTCCAGATGTTATTGAAATCCACTTCCTCTACCAGTAACTTTCCCCTCTCAGATACCAATGGATTCCCAGTGCAAACTGCCCTCCAGCCTTTTCCCTTCACATAACAGTGGTTCCAGGTGACAAACACTGCTCCATCTGTATTGGTTGACCAAAATCCCTTCTCCTTAATCTTCATAGTAAGAGAAAGTAGAGGATATCTCACATCTTCCGTGTCATACGTAAACTCTTCTCTTGTTGAGTATCCTTCCAACAACAGTGTTCTGGGCAGTTTGGTCCCATGGAAGATATCAACCGACTTACTATTGATACACCCAATAGTAGCATCTAACTTGGGAGCCAGTGTATTGTAGAAGTATTCGTATGGAATTTGTGGCCATGTAACTGACCATTCTTTCACTGGGGAGACGATGGTTTGTGTTGTATCTGGTGAGTCTATTTCTGTTGCAGCTTCTGTTGTTACCCACTTGTCAAGACTTGCATTGTAAGTGTTATCGTACCAGTAGTATCTACCCACGAGGTTGTCACAAACATACTCACCACTAATGTCGCTGGAAATCTCCAGGAAGGTTCGGGGATCGTTAGGATCCGAATCTTGTGAGTTTTTCGTTTTGGACCGGGGCTTGTAACTCACAATGGCTTTTAGATATACCTCATAAGTACCGTCAGGTGCCGACGGGTCATGAGAGAATGGGTCGATCGGCTTTGTATCAGTAAAAGATTCAAACCTAATATCATCCACAATAAGCGAGGGAACCCCTGTGAAGTTGACCCGCGACAAATACTGAACACCCCCAAGTGCAGCAACAGGCTTGGGCAAGAACTCGTTGATAAAATCAGTCAGGTCTTCTGCCGCTATTAGATACTCTTCTGTAGCACTTGCTGATTCCCGAGAAACAGAGCCATAGCGTTTCAGCAACTTAACTTTAATACCACCTGCTGTTGATAGTCTCCACCTAGACTTGTCTATCACTTCAGAGCTCCTATCTGCATCCGTGTGTTTTTCTCGATCGAGGTCAACAAATTATTGGTTGCCTTGCTTTGTTCTACCAGCTTCTTCTGAGGATCATCTTTCTTCAGTAAAGCATCTTGTATCTGTCCAAAAAAGTCTGAAAAACCATAGCGACCAGCAGAAATGAGACTCTCTGGTTTTTTGGCTTTTGCCTTTTCTTTGAAATCTGCAACCTGTTTTGATAAAGAAGAAAACTCCTCAATATCCGCCTGGGTAACGAAGGGCTGTTTGCTGAACTCTCGTACTTGCTTTTCCCAGTCCTTTGTACCATTCTGTAGATCCCATAGCGTTTGTCTCAACCCTTCCAGTTGTTTAGTTGGTGCATACATGGGCGACTTCTCCCATTCCTCTTTGATTATTCTGCTTGCATCAGCAAACCCTAAACCAGCCCTTGTACATGCTTGTATCTTTGCTACCAATTCGTTGAACTGCCTAAGTGGAGAATCAGTAATGTCATAGATGAACTTACGTGCTTCGCCGAAAGGATTCTTTTCACCAAATAATGGTGTTAATTGCTGTGTCTTGTAGTACTGATCACTATGCTCATATGATGTTTTCCGCATTGAAGCAAACTCTCTTGCTGATTTATCACGGTATGCTTGCTGCATCTCTTGGACTTTTTGTTGTTGAGCAGTGCCTTCTCTCAATAGTTTTAACTGGTTTTCCAACTGTTGTGTTCGTTGTATTTGTAGTGCCACTTCAGATGCTGTGGTCATCCGTAGCTTGGCATACTCAACCTCCATCAATCTGGTATAAGCAGCAGCATTGGCAGGTTCCTCTGTTCTCCTCCTCTCTAGTTGTTTTAACTGCTCAAAAATAGCATCCCGTTCCTTACCTACATACTTGTAATCCACCATAGATTCTGTTTTCTTGCTACTCTCCCTACTGGCCATCTCTTTGGCTATTTCTTCTTCCAATTCCTTTATTCTCTTTAGTCTAGAAATCTCTTTGTCTAGTTGCAGTATTTGGAATTGTTCTTGTGTTTGCTGCTTTTCTGTTTTTGTTTCCTCTTCTTTTAATGTCCTCAACTCGTTTCTTTTGAGTATCAAATCATCTAACTGCGTTTTTTGTTTCTCCAGAGCATTATTTTCTTCATTGGTGGACCCTTGCATAAAATCCCATACTTTTTTAATTCCCCATATGGCTGCTGTAATCAAAGCCAATACTACCAGGAACTTGGCAGCGGCAGCGGCTCCCCCTACCAGCAATGCACGAATACCAACACCAATTCCTGCACCCGAAGATGCCCCCAAACCTTGCCCCAGTGCAGACTGTGCCCTTGCAGTCGCAGCGGCTTCCTCAGCAGCTGCAGCCATGGAGGCAGCAACAGCAACACCCTTCCAAGCTACACCTAATGCTGTTACAACAGAGACAGCAAGGAATACATTACCCACCAATTCCTTGTGCTCTTCGATGAATCCACGAAGAAACTCCGCCCCTTGTATCATTACAGCTACCACAGACTTGGCAGCTGGAGCAACAGTCTCCCCCATGTACCGAACAATAATTCCCAAAGCATCCTTCCAAGTGCTCCACAATCCCAACAAGGACTGGGATTGCTTTTCCATTAAGTTGGCAAATCTACCCCCTTCACTGCTGAGCATTCTTAAAATGTTTTTCAAATCCTCAAAAGAAACTTTCCCCTTGGAAAGCATTTCTTGCGCTGCTTGTGTAGTTACACCATAATACTTGGCGAGATCTTGTAACGACAAGACACCCCGAGTACTCAACTGTCTAAAGTCTTGAGTGAGTAGCTTACCAACACCACGAACTTGGTTGAATACCAGAGCAAGAAAACCAAAGGGTGTGCTTGTACCAGAAGCAGCATTACCCAAGAGATTCAAAGAATCCATCAAATCATCACCACGCTCTCCAAACTGTATCAATCCTCTTGCAGCTTGGAGAATTTCAGGCATTTCAAATGGCGTTTTTGCTGCGAAGTCAGTAAGATCTGCAAGTGTTTCTTTAGTTGCTTTGGCACTTCCCAACATTGTGTCAAAAGCAATGGTAGTTTGTTCAAACTGGCCGGCTGCCATCAGGGCCTTTCGCAGTGTAACTAATGAAGCCGCTGCTGCTGCGAACGGGGCAATCAAAGAACTCACTGAGTAAGACATAGCATCTACTGCTTGCTCAGTTTCCCGCCGACCCTCGTTCAAATCGGTTCTTAATCCCGTACAATCGCCACGCACACGTATCCAAGCTCTACCAAGTTCAAGACCCATGTCTGCGTCTCCTTCCACCCTTCTTTTCTCGCTTTTCCTTTTCCTTTTGCTCCTGCTCTTCCCTCAATCTGCTGGCCAAAGACTTACCCACTATCTTTGCCTTCATCTTTGTACCGTCTGCCGCAATACCTGAAATAAAACCATTGTGGTTGGCCATTGTGGACACGCCTACTGGAGAGTCTGTTCTAACTCTACCACGTATCCCTCTAAGATTTTTCCTGTCGGTCAACAACATAAAGACTTGATCCAGAGACATTGCAGATACTTCTTCTAGGCTCTTTCCTTTCCCTCCATACCAAGGATCGTCGCACAGTATTTGAATCTCTCTCGGACCTATGCCGTAAAGCAAACCGATGGGCAGTTCTCTAGGCTCACCATCCTCTTCTTCTGGTGTGGTGAGCCCTATCCATTTTTTAAGTCGGGTGAGCTAATCCTTTCAAGTTCCCTACTAACTTCTGCTAGCAAAGCGGGATCTTCTGACATCTTCTGCATGACTTCTTCCTTGGTAACTCCATACTTACGGAAACACAACCACACAAAACTAATTGAGCCATCAAACGATCCAGTCGCCCACCAACCCACATAAGGAATCTTCAATGGTTGAATGGATCGCCCTGTTAGTTTCTTGTACTGCTCCACTGTCAGATTCTTCTGGTCCAGTAAAGTTACAGTCAATGCTCTCGCCCGGGCATCCATTAGAGCTGATTGGTCTAGCGAAAATGCCTCAGCCAAATATCTCTTTAGCTCATCTGTAACCTTAACCGATGTTGCATCAAACGCTTGTTTTGGAGGAAGATCGCTGACGTCCCACTTGGCAGCCATCTCCACCTTGTCCAAGTATATGTGTATACCGTTAGGCAGATCTTTTGTTTGTTCTCGCCATACCCTCAGGTAGTCTTGTCGGTACTGGTTAATGCAAATCCGTTCAGCCTCTGCCAGTTCTACAAGTGACAGGGGTCGAACGGAGCATTCTTTTTTGCCAAACTTAATCGTTAGTGGGCTAGGCGCTTTCAACGCCCTAGCTGTATCTTCTGACATAGTTCTTCTCCTTTTAGTCAGGTGGTGATATTAAGTGAGTTACGAAGGCAATGTACGGGATGTAGCACCTGATTGTCCGGGGTGATAGAACTTGCCATCAGCTCCCCAACTTGATGTCCATCCAATTACTTCACCTGTATCAACGTTTACTGTTAGACCGAAGTCGGTACAGATCGCACGAGGGAAGTCCCAGTATAGTGCGGAGGCGTTCAACCACAACACAGCAATCGCAATATCATCAATATCAAACAGATCGTATACCTCATCATTGGTATCGAACTTGCCTTCTGTTGTAAATGTTGCGTCTTTTCTACCACCCAATCGGTTGGTGTAACCTTCCGAGTCACTGTCTCCCCACTCACTTGTGGAAGCCAACTTCTCGCTAACCGCCCATTGTGTGGTTCTGGCTACTTGTGTAGTACCTACTACAAACTTTCCAGTTTTTCCTGATAGAGTGTTTTCACCTGACATTGTGTATTTCCTTTCCTTCTAATTTCATATACCTAATGAAATGCTGCTGGAGGATTCGCTCTGTGACGAACTACTATTAGAGCTTGCCGACAATGAACTGGCAGACGACTTGCTACTAGTACTACTTGAAGACAAACTACTGCCTGACAAACTACTGCTAGAAGAACTCTTCGACGACTTGCTACTAAGAGAAGAAATGCTGGTAGATGCACTACTAGTAGATATACTACTGGTAGATATACTACTACTTGAAGAGCTTTCCGAACTGGTGGATATACTAGATACACTAGACGACGATGAGCTGCTACCACTTGTGGAAGATGTACTCATTGAAGAAGTGGAACTGCTGGATGAGGAGGATTCCTCATCATCACTTCTGCCCATAACATAAATTGAGTATGTTACAGAACCACCACTGGCTCTTAGTGTAATTCTACTATTGATTCCTTCAATATCAAAACCAGCTTCACTAACATCTGACTTGAATAGACACCCTTGCCCATGCAGAGCTCCTCCTGTGGCCACTGTGTGTGTCCCAATTCCTTGCCAACCCCTTGAGTTAGATGGGAGTATTTCCAACTGTCCAGAATCAGTAACAAGATTCTCATTTACGATAGCAATGGCTACTATCTCTTCTATCTCTAAATCAAGTCCCAAAGCATCTTTTCCATCACCGGCTCCTATGTCAACACCAGTAAAGTGGAAGAGATCAATTATTTCTTGTGTGGCATTAGCCAATACCCTGTTGCGACTCTCCCAGATACGATTGATCTGACTTGCACTAACCCCGTTCGTTAAGGTCTTGGTATAGTTTAGAGTGGGCTGTGTGATTGAAACAATGGCAGCATCATTTAGGGCATTCTGATAAGTACCTGAGAGTTTGACATTGATCTTTGGTCCTGATACGCTTCGTGTCATTTTATATACCCATTTTATTCAAAGTACTCAATGGTATTACTCAAAGCAGTTGCTGCTTGTCTGTGTAGATCAGCCGCTTTTTTATGAGCGGACTCAGCTTTTGCGTGTGCCAGTTTTTTCTTGGAATTCTTTGCTGCGGGATACTCTTCCACGTGTATCATCTCTGCTTGCTCATGTAATTCAGCAGCCTTGTTATGATATTTGCTGGCAATTTTGGGGTTATTGCCAGAAGAAGCTGCTTTTGTAGAGGCTTCCATAGCTTTGTTTGATAACTGTACCGCCCTACTATTATTTGTTTTTGAACTTAAATCCATAGCGGATTTAGAAGAATAGTAGCTACTTTTCTGTAAGGTTCTTCCCCTCTCAGTTGGTGCGTTAAACTTGGGAGGTGAACTGGAAGGCTTAACCACCAAACCAGTGTCCTCATCAATATCCATCAACTTGGGTGGTTTTTTTGCAGGTTTTCCTCCACCTCCAGTGCCTCCCCCTGTATCGGGTGCTAACTTAGGACCACCCGAGCCTCCTGTAGAGAATCTACCAGAGGAGTCGTGGTAAGGGTTGAACTTTATTCCCCTCAAAGTTTCTGCTGTTTCTTTGAGGACAGTGATAAGTGTTTGTTTCATATTCATTTTTACCCTGCTACTGGGACGTCAACCATGAAGATATAGTTTATATCCCATTGGTAAATCTGTTCGTCTACTTTTACCCCAAAGTCATTTTCAAAGTCAACAGTCACAAGATTCCCATTGTCCAAAGTGATTTCTGATGGCGCTTGGGTGGGGTGTCCACCAAAAACCTTCATTATTTCTTCCGCCAAATATACTGCTATCTCTTTTGCTGTTCGACTATCTCCAACAACTTCTTTTGCCAGTACACTAAACTTGTGTGTAACATTCCTGACTTCTCGGGTTCCCGAAGAAGCTGACATCCTTGCAACCCTACTGTTATCTGCAACTTCCATTACACAGTAAGGAAATGGTTGTCCCGGAGGAGCAATGCCTTCCCATAACAAAGGTGTCTCTCCTCCTAGCGCAGCAAAGACATCATTCAGCACGCTACCATTCCAGGCTTCTACTATTGCTGTCTGAAAGTCTGCTGATGCTACTACCACTTCTACTCCCGTACTATTGGGCCGTCAATCATCCTGCTGATTGTAAGTCGCTCTTCGTTTAGAGTCCTCAACAAGTATGAGCGATCCAGTAACTTGCTTGTTTCCAGAATCAATCCGTACTTCAAAGGAGTTCCAATGTAACCATCCACTATGTCACCAATTCCACGCACTTCGGAGAATATGGTCTTTCTCAACAGTGTTGTATCGGTTCTGGGGAACTCTCCTTTTTTGGATCGTTCTGTAACCCTTGTTTTTCCTCTTATTTGTTCTTTAACAACTGGAACACTTATGTTTCTAACCACTTTATCCCGCAAGTACTGTGTTGCTACATTGACCCGCTTTCGCAGGGTCATTCTTGTCTTTTCCATGACTTCGCTGATAAACCATTCTAATCTAGCTCCACTAGCTGCTTGATTTCTTCGTCTTCGTTCGTAAGCAGCTTGTACTTGCGGGGAAAATGGGCCCAAACTATCAACCACCTGTCTTTCGAAGATTATTGATATACTCAGGAACATCCTCTTCGAAGTGTGGTTGAGTATTGGGAACCCGACTACCCGGATTCAAAAGGAACTTGCCTGGGAGTTCATCAACGTCCTCAAGACTGATTTCTGGGCCACTAACCATCTTTACATGCTTTTCTTTCAATAGCCAAACGATTTCGCGGCACAGCGTCTTCATTCGATGAACATCCAACTCTCCTTTTCGTGGGGGAACACCACGGATCTTGTCAAACACAAGGGGACGATCATCTGACTTGAGTGCACTTTCTACTCGTCGGCACATATCCTCATCTGCGTGCAGAGGATCCGAAACCTCATACGTAAGGTTTGAGGGATTCACTGTCAAACGCATGCCGGGGATAGGGGGCAATGCTCCCAAATGGCGAGCCTGATCCTTGGGTATGACCGGCTCGTTGTTTTGACTCTGGTTGTTTACGATTGTTGTTCGACTAGCCGTGATTGCCGACCGCAACCGACAATTGGGTATGGCCTGTAACAACAGATCACTGTTACGTGGGTGATCTGCTTCGACGGTGAAAGGTGCAATAACGATTTCTTTTACTGCTGGCATTTTTATGTTCTCCTAATTGAGTTTGTTCTTCCTTGTAAATATCCATCTTGGGAGGCGAAGAACGGACCTCCCAAGATGGTTTGCGATGATGAGCACCATTGCTCACCGAAACAACTTTTGCTTAGGCCGGTGCTGAGGTTGTATAAGCAACACAGGCACCCCGTTCCATTTGACCACCATAACGAGCCATGGCGATAATGAGCATCTCATTACGACGCATAAGTGTATCGCCTTCGGTGCTGGTTCGAACGGTAAGTCCCTTACGACGATACATGCGGTAGCGGGCCATGATTGCGTAGAACGCATAGGTATTATCCATGCTCTCATTGATCTTATAGGGTCGTTCCATAAGAGAATAAGAGTCATAGTCCATACCAAACAGTCTACGAGCATCGGTGGTTCCCACTGCCAAAGCTCTTGCCCTCGCATAGGAAGTTTCGTTACCACAGAAGACTGCTGAAGACTTGACGGCAGCTCCGTGCTCGGCTTTGGCAACACCGAATCTCAGTGATTCATAATTACCTATGCTGGTAGCGCCGCCCCAAGCAACGCTAGTGGCACCTGTCTTGTTCATTATGCCTTCGGGTTGGGTGGTGCCATTGCCTGTAGCAATAACATCATCCAGATCTTCCAGCAATCTCTCACCGTACTGGGCAGTGATATGAGCACCGAAGTCAATCGGTGTGTCACTGAGGAAATCCAGTCCGAGGCGAATCGAACCTTCCCACCTGAAGATCGTGGTGTCGAAAGCAGTAATGTAGGAAGTAGTATCAAACAGGCTGATAGCGGTGTCATCAACACCACCCCAACTGCTAGTTACCGTTCCGGTAGCCACACCTTCAACCCGACGACCGCGATCCAAGGGTTTGACGGTAACCAAGGGGTACAACTCACCGTTGAGCAACGGGGCTTGGATCACCTGATCGTCAAACACGATAGGAGCCGCTTCTGTTCCACCACTGGTGGCATCGTCGATGAGGGCTTTGATACCTCCAGGATAACCTTGGCAGGTCTTTGTCTTTCCACCAACCGAGTCATCCCAATCTTCTTTCTCAGCCAAGTGGGCCAAGAGGGATTTCTCGTGTTCGGACAAGCGTTCCCACGCACGAATAGGAGATCCTGCCAATCGAGGTGTGACAGACAAGAGCTGGAACTTAGCCCAAACTCCTGCCAGTGCCTTATCGCAAGCACTGGGCCCGTTCATCGGGCGCCCAAGATTCTCCACAACCTGACCAGCAAGGACATGGGGCTTCATGTTTTTGGTGAACTGCGGATAAGTGAGGGATTTTCGAGTTCGGTCATAGGATTCGACTGCTTCCTTGACACGAATGTCAATAGCCTTTTCTTCCTCATTGACCTCGGAAACACCGCCCAACTCAACCATCATCTTCGCCATTTTGGAAAGTACTTTGGTTTCCTTGGTTTCCTTTTTGGTTTCCTTTGTTTCAGTCTTGGTTTCTTTGGTTTGAAGAGGCTCTTCCTTGGTTTCTTTCTTGGTTTCTTTGGTTTCCCCAGTACCCTCTTCCTTCGAAATCGCCTCGATGGCCTTCTCCAGGTTGTCTGCTAGGCGACCAAACTGCTTGGCAATGCCTTCAACCTCTTCGTCTTCCTCACTCTTTGTGAGTTCGACATACTTGTTGGCAGTAAGCTCACCTTCGACAAGTGCTTTGCTAATGGCCGCTTTGATAACAGTATCTTCAGCGTCAGCGGCAACATCCAAGTTGGCTTGTGCCCACTTCTTGAGTTTCTTTGTGATTAACATAGTAAATGTTCCTTTCACAGTTCATTTTAGAGACTTGAACCACTTTGTGGTTTCCGCTCGTCTGTCCACAGTTGACATAGCACTTAGGAGGGTTTCCATTTGCTGCCTGTCTTCTACTGTTGAATTCTTCAAGAAAACAACCTTTGCTTCCTCGATAGTAATTTCCTTTTCGGGTTCCGGCTCTGATCCCAGTGACTTGAGCACCTGTCCCAGACTGTTAAACGCCTTGCTTAACAAGGCCAAACAACTTCTACTAAGACCTTCCATCTTGGAAGCTTCTTTTATATCATCTCTAGCGTCCTGTATTTTGGTTTCATTTGCTCGGGATAGTGTTCTTCCTTGTTTTTGCGAGTTGAGTGTATTGAACAATTTCATTGATTTCTGTACGACATCAACTTTTAGCTCAACTTCTTTCTCCACTTCCTTGAGTTTGATCTTCCCATCAACATTCTCCCACTCGATACTGTAATACTTCTTCTGACCAGCTCTGAAGTCTTCAAATACAGCACGACCAGTAAAAGTAGCAATTAACCAAGCACTTTGACCAAACTTCTCATTGATTAACTTGGACAAACAAGAGGTTACTACTTCATAGCTATTGGGCAAGTCAATATAGGCTTTGCTAGAAACTTCAGGCATGTTTTTTGTTGTGATCTTTGCACTCTTGTCTGACTCTACTTGTGAGTCACTGGTGTTTTTCGTTTTGTTATTTGCTGCTTTGTCTGCATCGTCATTGGTTTCTTCTGATGCGGCGCCTTCTCTTCCTTCCTCATCTTGTTCAGTTCCTGACAAGTTCTCATCTTCTTTCTCCTTTTTAGTACCAATTACACCATGGTCGGCCAGCTTCTTCAAATCCTCAAAAGACTGGCATGTGAGCTCTTTTGTGGAATCCCCCACTGTTTCTCTATAGGTAATGCCTTGCATCTGCAGAGGTCGTTTTTCTCGAATGGATCTACCCACTGACTTCATTACAGGAGAAGTTAACTTACCCCCTTCAACCAGTGAGAGAATGATTTCCTCAGTTTCAGCACCCGGGTTTGCAGGAACGGAAACCAACGACTCCTCCATGATCTCAGCACGGTGGATCTCAAAGCCACCAGTTTCCTTACCACTGTGAGACTTTCGTTTTTGGAACTCAGTGGCTTTGAAACCATGACTGAAACGCCCCATTCCACTGTCGATCATCACAGCCGCATCATGGGATGTCTCGTTTATATCCACAATAGCAGAAATAACCCTCACACTCTTGTCGTCCTGTGAAACAGTGTGTACGTACTTACCGATAGGCATGGTGTGTACGTGTTGCCAGAGGAGGAGCATTTTCGGGTCGAGTTCCATGCCTTCGGAGTGAAGAATGTCTTTGTCCCGATCCTCTATAGAAGTTGTCAACTTGTGACGAAAGAGTATGAGGGTGTTTTTCGGTATTTTTACGTCTTTGAGACCTTTGAGCAGATCCTTGTATTTGTAAGTAGAATCTGCTTTAGCTTCCAAATCCATCTGGTCGTTGGAGTATACCAGAGTTTTAGCTGCTTTCTGAAGTATGTCATCAAAACTCACAGTTCTGGTTGAGAGCCTCTTATAGCAAACATCCAAACCAGCCACGTCAGCAAGGGTCTTTACGTAAGCGTCTGCTGTTGTAATTCCTCGACCAAAACTAGTGAGCTTTTCTTTCCGGTTTCGGATCTGACTTAACAGCCAATTGTTGTCCATGCTAACCGACTTCTCCTTCCACTGGGTATAACAAACTGCTGCTCGTTGTTTGTTGTCAGGATAATCTTCGTTCATTATACTGTTCGACATACAACGAGCTATAAAATCGTCTTTCTTCTCACCAGTATTGGGCTTGGGTATTGGCACTTAGATATCCCTTCCTGCTGAGTAGTGAAAGTTTAGATTTCCATCACTTCCTGCCCCTCTGGTGAACTTGATTCTAAGAAGATCATCAATACCAAACACCTTAGGACAATCAGTTGTCAAAAACAACATGCCCGCAGATTGTGTAGGATCCGTTTCGTTGTCCATAGTGTATCGCACATTCTGCGTATCAGATTGTATCTCCACTGCCGTGGCATTTGCAGGAATTGTCAAACTGTCGGCAGTTTTGACAGCGTTGGTCGCAGATACTTGCTCAAACCCTATAAACATTACTCGTTAATCCTTTTGCAAGCAGTCGCGTCTATGCTAAGTAGTTGTCGAATAGCTGCCTCGTCACTGGGCTGAATCTTATTCAACCAAGTAACGATGGCACCAACATCAACCTGGTCACTTCCCTTCGGTGTTTTGCTAATACCATAGAGAAAATCTCTTTCAACTCCCAATCTTTTCATGGTCTTGAAAGTCATTGTACGTATTTGTCTAACTCTATCAATAGGGGCTGTCTTCAACACCCTAATGACATTGTTGAACTGGTTCTTGGGTAATTCCATCTCTTTTGTCCTTTCAAATTACCAAGGTGACGACGCACTGGAACTGCTGTGGCTACTGCTCTCACTGCTGGTAGATATCGAACTAACACTACTAACAGATTGACTGGAAGTAGATGTTGACAAACTGCTCCAACTGGAACTGCTGACACTGCTTTGGCTGCTACTGCTGGTAGAAATACTACTAACAGAACTAGTAGACGAGGTGCTAGTGGAAATGCTGGATGCACTACTAACACTCGATACACTGCTAGAGCTAGTACTTGAAGCACTGCTGGAGCTGAGCGAGGAAGAAGTGGAACTGCTAGAAGAACTAGAAGAACTAGCACTACTGGTACTGCTACTGGATCCACTCGAAACACTGGAGGCACTGGAGCTACTGCTAGAAACACTGGAAGCGCTAGAAACACTGGAGCTACTACTGGAGCTGCTGCTTGACAGATCCTCCATGGATAGTATACACAAGCGGTCCCCAGAACACGGACCAGGAAACTGTAACGAACCAGTATGGAAGTTTAGGTAGTCGGGTGTTGATACCTCACCAGTGGACTTGGTATCCACCAGCTTTGCTTGCCATATGGTATTGTCTGCCAGATTCACAACCACACTAGTCGATGTTGCTCCGGCATCAGCATCGTGTGTTGCAGTAGGAACAGTATCATCCCCCGCTTTCATCATGCGGGTAATGGTCAACTGTCTTGTCGCCAATCCCACTGCGATGCCTAAACCAAACGTAACGTTTTTTGACATTTGTTTCTCCAAATAAAAAAGCTGCCATGGACTGAAAATCTATCCATCGCAGCTTCTTGATACCGAACGCCTAGATGTACTCGATTCCTTACACTTCTAAATATAGGAAATCGGTTATCTCGTCACAATAGGTATCTTGTAATTTTATTTGGAGTGTATGTATAGTGTTAGGTGTGCCTTAATTGCTTTCATACACCTAACGCTCTTGAATGGTTCATGTTGCATCAAGAACCATCTAAACCCACTATAAATTTTGTAAGAATTTCTGCTTCTTCCAATAGTTACATCAAAAGAAAAACCATCGCAGGAAAAACTATCACAAACCCTCCTAATTTTAATAGGAATTGACTGTTTGGTAGGTCTGCTGGAAATTGAGAATGATATTCTCTTGGGAATCTCTAGTATCTCTTCGAATTCGAAAACAGAAAACAACTGCCAATCCGATATAACCAACTCTCCTTTATGATTCTGGTATAAGTTGGTATTTTTTATTCTGTAAAGTATGGGGGTTTCATATCTGAAGTTCTTCATTCTGGTCTCCTCTTTATCTCTTTACCTTGATACTTCTTTGGTCTTTCAAAAGAGTCGTTGTACACTCGACAGTGTATTAACTCCCCTTTATTTCCATGAATCTCTATCTTCAGATTGAAGTCAACACCTGTAACCATAACGTCACAGAAGCTAGAATCAAACTTCTTCATGGCTCTCAGAAAAATAGCCAGTGATTCTTCGTTGTTGATTACATCTTTATATGAAGGTTTTTCACTCATAGGTACTCATTATTTATTTTGTGTGCTAGAATTGTCTCAACCTTATTCCAGTCAACCCAAGGGCGACCACCAGATGGATTGTTAGCAAGTGGACAGCCAATGGCAGCATCATCAACATAGTAATGAGCATATACTTTCGGGGAGCTTGTCCAAACTTGTTGAGTTGGATTACTGTTTACACCGAAGAGCTTTATACCTTTTTCTGTGAACCAATTTACTGCTTTTTCCAGTTCTTGGCCACTTCGCATTGTCCACAGTATTATCTGTACACCAGCCCTATCCAACTTTCTCAAGCACTCCACAGCACCGGGTACATCCTGTCCTGTCTCTGGGTATACATGCTCTACACAAGTACCATCAAAATCAACTGCTAAAGTAAACATCAGGTTTTATTTCTCACTTGCTTCTTCTGCGGCTTCATAAGTGTCGAATTCGTTAAAACCATCCTCAGTAATGAGCACATAAAATTTTGGCAGAGCATGTGCTGGATGAACTTCGTTAATTGTTCCCACGGCGTAGCAAATAACCAAATCGTCAAGTGTGTCCTTCGGGATATCCCCGTATTCATCCGTATAGAACGACGGTTTTTTTAGTTCTTCGTTTTCGACTTGCAACCGTTCGACTTCCTCACGCAACCGCTGGTTTTCTGCCCGTAAAGTTATCACTTTGTCAGCTATTGAATCTTCAACTTGTGGTCGGCTGACATGTCCGTCCAGCCATTCATCACCAGTGTTGCAGTGTAAACTCCTAGTCATTACTTTTCTCCCACGCCGCTTCAGCTTCTGCTTTTTTCAGTTTCTTTATTTTTGAAACATATCCACCAGGATCGTCTACATCTACATCTTTCCACGATATGCCACACGACACGCCAACCGCAAGCCGTAGAGCATCACGCAAAGTCTCAATCTCATCCGCCGCCCGACGGCATATACTCTCTGAGTTATCAGGGGGATTCCATTGAATTCTAAGCGCACGAGCAACGTCCCGGAGTTGGTTGGGAAGGTCTGTTATCATTGCAGAATCCTTTTCAAAACTTTCGCTCGCCAATTATTATCTTTCTTCACAGCTTCGGCAGCTGTTAATCATCAGTAAGAACTAAATCCAACCGCATATTCAGAGATTGAAATTTACTGCTAACCGTTTCATCACATTTTGCATGTGCTTTGAATCCATCAGAATAAAATACCCACACTTCGCAATCTCCACGCGGTTTTCCACAAACGTCACATATTGGTGGGACATATGGAGTCTTTGGTTTTGATAAATTATCACTCATCACTCGCTCCTAATGTACAAAAAGCGTGACATAAACGGTTGCCGATTCGCCGGGTCTTAATTGGCCGAGTGGGGTATTTTTTCTAAGCCACTCATCAGTGCTGAGACCACGTAACCAAGTAGTATTATCAAATGGTTTGCTCTCAATCTCAAAAAATCCGTTTACTAAATAAAGTTTTACCTGTTGTGCCTCGCGTGACGGGCGAGTTGAGAGTTTAAGTGATATTAGTGACGGGCGATCTATCTTGAACATTTTGGCCAGCACGGCATGGCAGACGCAGCATTGTCGGTATTGATAATATGGTTGAGACCACTTTGTAATTGTACCCAATCGCATCACTGGCGTTTCGATTGTAAATGGTTTCATAGGTTTATTCTCCTTTACATGTTCCATTACACTCAGGACACGTAGCAGGTACTGTACCTGACGTTGTTTGAGATGGCTGCAAGACAACTCCAAAACCATTGCACCTCGAGCATTTTGGTTTGGTTGGTTCTTTCTCTTTCCAACCAAAGCCATCCTTATCAGCATTGGCCAATGCTATATAACAAGCTCGCTTGGCAGTATCAAATTCGTCAGCATTTTGCCATACTCCATCACTGATTTTATATGCTGGTTGATAGCCATCATCAACAAGAGCAACCACAACAGACTGCACAATTAGCTGATGCTTATGGGTTTCTACTTTGCTTGTAATCCAAAAGGCATCATCAGGTATCACAAGTTCGCGTTCTAATTCAGACTCTTCAACCTCCTCATAAACAGCAATCTCAACTTCTGCTCCGGGAGGAAAATTTCCTGCTCTAATTCCACCCATGCAAGCATATGGGAATCCGTTTTGGAGAAAGCATCCATTTTCTGATACGACGTATTTACTAACCACTCTTCGCTTTTTCATCTCTTCTCACACTCCAGTATTTCCAGTTTCTCGAATGCCATCCTCATCTGCAGTCCATGAATATATAGACTTGGGTATGCACCAGGAGTTCCCGCGTTTGCCCACCAGCCTTTTCTAAACAACTTATCCTGGTCCACTTGGGAAACACAGAATGCCTCGAATCCTGTTATTCCTCCTTTGATTACTCTTACAACATCACCAGAACTGTTATAATCAAGCTCCAGTAAAATATCAACGACCCTGGGATTCCCATCATAGCAATCGAAATAAACACCTTGTACTTCTACAGTTCTCATAAAGCCTCCAGAACCAAATGAACAAAGTTCTCGTACTCTTCACATTGTACACGCTCAGGATAGTCGTTAAGAGTTGGATGGCCCTCTTTACAAACGGACCATCCATGGGAAGTTCCCGACGGTTTTTCTTTGTTGCACCAATCGACTATTTTCTTGTCAGACCACTTTTTGGGCACGCAGACTTTGAGTAATCTACCATCTCGGTCTGTTGCAATGGCTATGGGTCTTGGCATATGTTCTTCTCTCCTTATATGCTGTTCATACCTATTATATACCTTACTACTCCCTTTCTTGGGAGAAGTCGAATGCCCGCTTGCTCTTTCTCTTACCACTGGCTTTCTCCAACAACCGCTTCGTGTTATTATCCACGTTACCCATCGTTTTATCCAGAAGTCCCTCGATGATGTCCTTCACTAGTTTCTCGTAACAAGTGAAACAAACACACTTTCGTATAACACACCCTCTAATCTCCAGAGAGTAAGCCCTTATGTTTTGCATGGAACACTTACAATCTTCACAGGTCTTGTAGATGCTTGGTTTTCGAACTCCCAGTTTATTCTCCAGATATTCTCTCATCTGGGCAAGGTCTTCTTTTAGCTCAGTTACGTTTTTGCTGTCAACGTTTGGATACTTGTTTGAGTTTGATATAGCCATGCTCATAGCTGTAGAGAAAGCAGCACCTCCGGGATAATCACACATTCTGTACATTTCGATAGCATATGCTCGTGCTCGTGCCTGTACAGATTCATTCAATTCCCGTATCAACAACTCATCTTTAGCATAATCCATTTCGCCCACTATATCATCTCGTGGTTGTGCCTCTATAAACCAACTCAGCTCTCTTAACTCATCTTCAGAGTAGTTCAACTCACTTATCACCTCAGAGAATTCAGAATCATTCATTTTCTTTTTCCGCCAATAAACTGCTTGCGTCTGTCAAAATTACGACCCGTAAAATGTTCGATCGTATTTATATTATAAGAGTTGTATCCAGCTCTTCGGACCAACCGCTCATAGCAGTCTCTACAGATGGGCAACTTTGTTTTACAGTTGCACTCGTCAAGAAATATAGCGTCAGACCTTGCTATCGCCCGATGGCAGTCTCGGCAGAATAGTTCTTCCTTCATTGCTCTGCTCAACCTTTATATCCATGGCTAGACCGCAGTAGATTAAGACTTCTACTTCTACACCCGCCCACTTGTTTAGCTGTGTTCTTAACTTTTTTTCTTGCTCCGATGTGGGCATGAAGTTTGTTCTAACCAAGATCCTATCACCTGGTTGAAACTGTATCCTGGTACAGTTTATGTCTGCCAGTCTGGGCATTCTATCCATCGTTTGAGTCCTTATCCAACCCACGAGACATTGCTGCAGAGGCCAGAGCAGACGACATGTACGTATTGATTAAGATAAACGCACGTTCTTCCGTGAACCCCTGCTCTTGCAATTTCGTATACAGCCGATACAACAACCTGGGCAGGGTTTCCAGTATGGCTTCTTCATGCTGATCCATCTGCTGTTGTCTTCTGATATTGGCCTTTTGAAAATCATCCATTTCGATTTCTTTCTATAAAAAGTAGAGGAGTGTGGCTGCCTTCGTCACTCTTACAAACCAAGTCCACCACACCCCTCCAACGGAGACGTTTACTCTTCAGGATCTTCTGCTTCCTCTTCCTCAGAAACAGGATCCTCATCTTCCAACTCGACGGTTTCCTGGATGGGTAGCTGTTGAACTTGCAAGGCGTCGATGGGCACATCTGGTGCCACTTTGTCCACGCAAACAAACTCGGTCACACGTGGAATCTGCTTGTTGCCATTCTTGTCTTCATACGACAACGCCAACGAAACCAATTCCTCTTCAACTGCCTTGATCTGTATGACTTGGGGTTCCTTCCCAAACTCATAAGTCATTTCCACACTGGGGTTGCTCGCATCTTGAAACAACCCATCACACGTCAGATGCTGCTTTACAGCATCATTACCTTCAGGAACTGCGGCCAAGTTCACTTGATACGTGAACACGTTCACAACTCTCCCCATAACTACTTCCTCCTTTTGTTGAAGTACTTTAACTGTCATTCTCTCGGCCATACTTAGCCGAAAGGATAATCCCTTCACAGCAGATTCCAACTCCTGTAGTTTTTTATACTGCTGTACTAGAGCTTCCTCAACTAAAGCGGATTTCCTTTGAACTAGAGAACCCAGCTCTACAATCTGCTTTAGAACTTCTTTGTTTGTGACCCACATCTGTTCTTCCCTATTATATGTTTACCGACTCCACTCTACCTGCTTGATAGGCTGGTTTCTCAACTGACAGTTCATATTCACTGTCCACTGTGCAATTCGCCTTGTTGCTTGCAACTCCTCCAATGAGTTTCGGAAGTCGGCTTTCTTGTGTCGCAAGGACATGGTCCTCCACAACAACATGTCCTTGTCCAAGTCTTGTGGTGGGACAAGCTCTACTCCCATTATTCGCAACCAACTTCCCGTCAGTTCCACAAACCTCACTTCTACAGCATGGCCTAGCTGTATCGTATCAATAGAGCTCTTTATCAATACGTTTCTATGTATGAACTTACTCACTTGATCTTCTTTCTTATGTGTTTAGAATCTCGCCTTCAAACAACTCTGCTAACCGGGAGGAACAACTTTTCTGAGACTCACCTGCTATGGTCAACTCATTTAACAACCATTCCAACCGTTTGTTTGGGCACTTCCACTTTCCTTCATGTAGTACAGCGATGTCCTCACTTATTTTCACCCTTATCATACTAACACACCGCGTTTCCTTTTTGCCATTTCTTCAATCCTACACGCCAAGCAAGGTAACTGTACCAATCTACCACACTTGTGGCAACGTTCAACTGCTCCCGTCCATCCTGCTTTCAGTGTGTATTCCTTTGACTCTTTGTTTTCAGCAATATCGTACTCAGTACAACCAAGTGGTTGATACTTTACATAACCACGTCTTAGTATACTCCTAACGGTTTGACGTGATATGTGAAACCTGGCAGATATTGCCTGCTGCGACATCTTGCCTTTACATTCTAAAACTGCTTGTTGTATGTCGGGGTGTATCATTCTTCCAGTTCCAGTGGATCAAAACCTAGAATTGCTATCACATCCAATGGTGTGGGTCTCAACAACTCATCATCAGGGTCCCCGTCGTCTTGGTTATTGCTTCTCCAATCAACAGCGGGCTTGTCAACCCCACCAAAGTTGACGTCCTGGTCGTCTCCGAATATCTCTACCATAGTCTATACTCCTGCTGAGGCACGCCACTTGGTAAACACTGCTGAGTGTATGTACGATTGTAGTGCAATGGTGGGTGTGTTACCCAACGACTGTGACACAACCGTGGCTACTTCTTTCACCGACTTTTTGTACTCTTTCGGGTTTTTGGGTTTGGACATGGAACTAACCAACTTAATGGCCATGGTTGTGGCTTTGGCAGTGCGGAAGTCCTTTGTTTTGAAAGAGCCACCATCTTTAGTGTGTGTATATTGGAGCAGCTTTCTATTGCTTGTGTTAAATAACTTACCACTATCACCACTCTTCTTCTTTCGCTTTAACAGGTCTGCCACCAGCGCCTTGTTTGTTACGGGTATATCAATGTCAACACCCTTCTTACCAACAAACTGCAGTCTAACTTCACCATTGACCACCTTTACATGTCTGCCTTCTAATGTAGTGGCCCCGTATGCTTTTTTAGCGGCTCCCGTATCTGAGTCACTGCCTGGTCTAATACCTGTTTCCAGAACCAACCTCAAGCAGGCTGCTTGTTCCTTACGCTCAGGAACTTTTAAGTCCCCTTTGATTTCTTTTTCGATGTTCTTGACTTTGGACCGCAACTCATTAACCCTTGCAAACTTAACCTCCGCAGCCTTAGTCCAATGTGCTTCACTGTATATGCTCTGTTTTCTTCCCTTGGCATCCACACCCACTACTACCAGATCCGCATTCTTGCTGGTGTTTACCCGTACACCAGTCCATGCGGGAGGTATTCTGGGCACGTTGTCAGGTAGTTCTTTTCCATTACCTAATAACCATTTCTTGCTGTCCTTATCATATGTCACCTCTTGCATCTTTCCACCATCTGACGAACCTCCACCAGTACCCCCACCAGTGTCTGGGGCCATATGAGCACCAGAGCCTGAACCAGTAGAAAATCTACCTAGAGAGTCGTGGTAAGGATTGAATTTCTCCCTTAACCTTACATCCTTATTATATTCTTCCACTCGCTGATTGTATTGCTCTATCATATCCCGAGCTTCTAGGTCCTGCAACCCATACTCTATGACTATGGTGCACTGACAGTTGCAACGCTCACCTGGTGGAAGACTATAATGAGCAGGCCATGGAATCTTGTAGCCTGACAGTGTCCACATTCCCTCTTTATCAGCCGGTACACCGTCCAGTATTGCGTGCGAATCCCTGGTGGTGGTTCCTAGGGCCGATTGCCACGTAGGCCGTAATGTGCCCACTAGCTGTGGATCATTTACTATCTCATCCATAGAGGCTTTTCTGGCACCGTTCAGTGCATGGCCTGATTCCGTACGGGCTATGTTCATGGCCCGGGACTCTGCATACTCGTCGCTGAGGTCGGTCATCTCTTGAGCGATGTCACCCATTGACTTTCCATTACGAATACCAGCTCTTAGTAACTCGTTCACGTCGTTTCCATAACTCTTCTCGATGTCGTCCCAGTAGCTTTGGGAGAAAGTGTCTGTCAACTGCTGTGCTATGTTTTCCAACATCCAGTCGGGATACTCAGTCAAAAAGTCAACAGAGACACCATTGGCAATCAGAACTTCTCGTAGTTCTGCCACTTGGTTCGGGTTACTTGCCAACCACTCGGATGCTGTACTAGGCATTTACTGTTCCACTGTTATTAAACTTCAGACTGTAAGATTTATTCCCATCCAACAAATCCCATTCCTCTTCCTTTGATAACAAACCCTCTTTAAGAAGCTGCTTTATCAAATCTTTGGGTATTAGTCGTTTCTTTCTATTGGCTTCTTCTTTTGTTATCTTGTTCTCAATAAATTCGTCGATTATCTTAGACCGCAGATCCGATTCAATTTCCCCCGATCTAAGCCAGTACTTTTTCAAAAACTCCTTATCATCACTGGCCCTTGTTATGGAATGAACACGACCATCTAAATCAATGGCTGTAATGCTGTTTATACCAGGAGAATTCTTGAGACTCAGAACATCCCCCACACCCAATCCCGTATATGGGTTTTCTTCATCAGTATGAATGGGATGTGTATGTATCAGATTTAAGTCCGCCCCCTCGGTATTGTTACTCTCTGTATATGGTCTATCCACCCCTGACTCTAGTACGTTCTCTTCTTTTTCCCCAATACTAACATCAGATACAACTTTTCCATCTCGATCTACTAGAAAACTCCGTTCCCTAAGATCCTTCTGTGTTTGCTCCAATATATCACGAGATAGTTGTAAGTTCCTACCAGCTCCTCCCGACCCACCTGTAGCGAATCTACCTAAAGAATCGTGGTAAGGATTGAACTTGATAGTTCTCAGAGTTTCAGCTGTTTCTTTGAGTGCTTTTAGTAGTGTTTGTTTTTCATTTTCTTCTGCTCTTGTATACATAGAACCGCCCTCTTTATCAAGCGGTTTCAATGGCTTCCATCCATTTGGTAACTCGATGGAATCTTTATCAAGATCTGCAAATAAACAAGGCCAACTATAACTCATCTTATCTTAACTCCAGAAGCTTTTGCTGCTGCCAAAAACCCTTCTGCATCAGCAGGATTTGTTTTTGCCATACTACTATACTTTGCAACAGCAAACATGCCTGTTACTGCACGTACTCTGGGCTCTTGTTTTCCTGATGGTACCTTTTTTCTTGTAAGAAAAGTATGCTCCAATTCATGCCTTACAATTGAAGCTCCAAATCCAGCTCCCTTTTCCTTTACCACCTTCTCATCTACAAAAAGATTGTTTCCCTTGCTCTGGCCATAAAGCTGGCCCATGTTTTTTACAGTTACAGTCACTCCCGATAACCCATCCATCAAAGTTTTGCTGTCTGCAATAACATGGGCCAACATTCTTTCTGCGGTGCTTTTTATATTCCCAGGACAAACTATTTTCACACCTGCAATTTTTACCAAATTTTCATTATTTTTAGGATCTGTTCCCTTTTTCTCTTTATAAACTTCCCGATATTCCTTATACAGCTCGTCTTTGTTTCTTTGACTGGATCCTACCAAGAGGGAACCTCCACCCGTACCACCGCCGGTATCAGGAGCCATGTGGGCGCCTGAGCCTGAACCAGTAGCAAAACGACCTAGAGAGTCATGATGGGGGTTGAACTTCTGTTGGATGTTTCTGATGTCTTTTCTACCATTCTCCACAAATACCATCTTCATGGACTTTAGCATCTCTACTGCCAGAATGGGAACAGCAGCATCGACTACCTTATTCTTCAATTCCTGGTCATGGGACAGAACCTGTGCTGTTATGGCTTCTGCTACGGGATTGGCTTTTGCTTTCTCTTGTGGTACAATCTCCCGTAACCTATCAGCAGACTTTAGCAGCTCTTGTTTGAACACTGGTTCTAGGGCTTTCGCTAGCTTGTTCTCCACCTTAGCAACCTGTAACTTGTGAACCTTATCTGTAACCTTCCTGCGTATCTGTTTTTGCAGGAGGTTGGTCTTTAGTTTCAATGCTAGAGTAGTAGTTTCAACTAACGTAGAAACTATTTTACTTTTTGTTTCTTTGCTTGTCATCTTGTTTCTTTGGCTTCACTATAACAAACGCATCAGGTTCGTCTTCGTAGAACCTCTCTGCTCGCACTTTCCTGTCTTCGTTATTCTCTGGTTTTTTCTCGTCTTTTTTCATCTTTATACCTCCTCGAACATATAAACTACTAAATTTTCACTGCTTCCCCTGTGTAAAGGAACACTATTATCAATGCCTATTAACTTGTATTGTGTATTATGTGCCTGTAAAACCTCATATTCCCCAGAGTGCACACCTGCTCCCGGAGCAGCCAAAAACCCACTCTTTGCTTTTATTTCCATGACTGCAACAGCTTTTTGGCTTCCTACAGGTTCTTTAGCTAGTCCTTCCATTCCAAATCGAACAGCTTGTCCCAGATTCATTGATGTTGAGACAAATCCTTTGGCTTCATACACAGTGTTTTTCTTAAAATTTTCACTCGCAAACTTAGAATCAATTCCTCGATAAACAATCATGGGTGATTCTAGTGGGGATTTACATGCTTTTTGCAACTCTGCAATCTCAGGACTTATTTCTTCTACAGATTTTCCCTTTCGCAGAGCACCATTTATTTTTCTACTTTGTTCACTCCTTGAATATTCAGTAAATCCACTTTTAGCAGCATCACTAACATTCTTAGTGTAATTTCTTTTCTGCAAAACCGCCAACGTATCAAAACTGCCTTCTTCAGGATCTATTCGAACCCTCGCCTTCTGTCTATCTAGTAAATCTGATTTACTAGGCATCAATTTATCTTCTGATTCTTTAATTCGTTGTGCTTCCTGAGAATGTATTACATCCACCTTATTTTGAATCTTTTGATTAAACTTCTCCATCTCCTCTTTAACACGCTTTCCACCACTTATCAACTCCTCTTTTTCTTTATTGTTCATTACACCCAGTAGCTCTGATTTTTTTGCATCACTAAGATCATTCCAAAAAGCAGATTGTGTTTTTATAATCTCACTCTTTTCTAAATCACCTAGAGTTTTCCACACCTCTTCTTTTCTTTCTGGTTTGTACCTATGAAAATCCCATGAGATTTTTTTTGCTAACTCTAATCTATCAGCCTCCCCCAACTTAGCCAATTCAGCCTCTGACTTTTTCTTGCTCAGATTCTTCCATGCTTTTGCAAGTTTATTAACATGTTCATCAGAGAATTTTCTTTCTTCCAACTTACTTCCACCACCAGTGCCTCCTCCTGTATCAGGAGCCATGTGGGCACCAGATCCCGAGCCTGTAGAGAATCTACCTTCTGAGTCGTGGTAAGGGTTGAACTTTATTCCCCTCAAAGTTTCTGCTGTTTCTTTGAGTACAGTGATAAGTGTTTGTTTTTTCATCTATGCAATTATCTCCAACAAAGACTTTAACCGACCCATCTCTTTATCGGGCAAACTCTTAAACTGATTTACTGCTTCTTTGAGTAACTCTGTTTCAGTAGGTTTCTCTTCTGGGGATTTCCCAGGTTTTTCCATACCTTCTACAGGTTGTTGAGGAGGCATGTCCTTTCCAGCCACCTTCTTGGCTAGGTCGGTTGGTAGACCCAGACCCACCAATATATTCTCTATCTGCTCAACAGTAATAGCACCAGATGCCTTCTGTGCCAACAGTTGTACGATTGGTGTTAATAGTTGTGGTGCAATGGCGCTCTGATTATCATCTTCATCAGGGGGCAAGCCCAACTTTTCTCGAAGTTCATTCTGTGTAATATCACCATTACTTCGAGCATACTTCCAGTTAGCCCAATCCAACGTGGGGTCACTAGCGTTACATTCTTTCACACACACTTTTAACGAAGTGTCCTCTAGTAGATCTTGCACAAACCAAGTCATCAATGTATCAAACATCGACAAGTATGTATTGACCCTCTTATAGAACCTCTTCTCTATGTTTGCTACTTGAGCATAACCTCCCACGCTCACTGCTTCTCCCAATATGTAGGGATGTACACAAAAAGCACTGAGGATTGCTGCCTTGGTTGCTGGTTCTGACTTCTCCCAACCCATCTCCTTGCTATTCATCGATAACGGTTCAATCTTTTCAATCAACCCATCAAGTATTGCTGGATCCCCGTAGTTTGCAATTCCAGACATTAACTTCTTAACCATGCTGTATACTTGTTGCCTCTGCACACCTGTTAACCTTGGTCGTATACCAGCAGGAACTCCCGGGTGTGGATTAGATCCAACTGTAACCAAAGATCCCGGAAAAATACCGTTCTTAAAAAACTGCAACCTACTCTGCCAGATGTTATCGTTGGACTGGATAGCGGGCAACTGCGTAGAAGCAGGAGAAAGTGCTCCCATAATGTCCGACGGATCAGGCAAGTAAGCAAATCCCACGTTCCGCTTATCCAACATCTCTGAAGCAGATCCGGGCTTGTGTGGATTTTGTAGTTTGAAAGATTCGAACGGTCCTTTTGTATGGTCTGGTGTTATCCACGTTGTGGGGATGCTGTAGAAGACTGGTTTGTCCTCTTCGTCTACCTCTCCTATGATATACGCCCAACCAGTGAGTGCCAGATTTGCAATAAACGAATACAAGAACTGCCACTTGTTCTGTATAGGGTTGGGTCGTTCAAAGCAGTCTATTAGTACATGCTCAGTCAACACTTCCAACTCATCTTTAGCAGCCTTCGTACCACGTAGCTTCTTTTTCTTAGTGTGTTGCTTTACTTCTATGGGCTGTGAAGCCCCTTCGGAAGCGAGTGCATTTACCGCTGAGTAGACAATGCCTCGACACAGAGCATATCGTTGGGAGTACTTTGATCTGCTTTGCCACTCGTTCAGTGAACTGAGGGTACCCTCCCCACCAATATCTAGTGTAATACCAGAAGCCTTCATTTCAATTGCTTGATTTCTTACAGTTGAAATAAAAGCTTTTCTTGTGTTGAGTGATTCTACTAGAGCGTTCATACACACTACTCCTTACTTTTTGACTCGGGCAGTATTTGCCTTCTCACTTGTATTGCTGTCTCCGCATTCCATCGCTCAAGTCCCAGTTGACACGCTGAAGTTAGAGCTGGTATGGTCACCTCAGCCATTACCTTATTCTCATTCCTCAACGCTTCCAGAGACACTTCATACTTGGCACTTAACGACTTAATTTCTCGAATGTTGTTCTCTACGTCTTCAACCAAACGTTTGAGAGTTGAGGACTCTAGTAACAACAATTCTTCTTTTTTCTCTAAGTTTCTTAGCAGACACTTTGCTTCTTTCTGCCAGGCTTCTGCCATCTGTCGAGCTTTAGAGATTCTATGCAACTTGAAACGTATTCCTAGATATTCCAACCACTTCATTGCACTTCCCCCGGTTTGTCTTCTTGCTTAGGGGTATTATCTTCCTGCTGGTTAAAGGGATTGTCAATCTGCTGAGGGAGTCTTGTTGGTCCCTCGTGGATATCAAAAGGTTTCTTGTTGAACCCAGGCGCCTCGTTCTCCTGCAAACGTTGGGTGGGAAAGATTGACTTTAGAAGCTCTTCTCTATCTACTCTAGGTAGAGGTTTGGGTGGCTGTGGAGTTTCCCCACCGGGCACACCCATGCCAATGCCCCTAGTCTCAACCAACTCAGATTGCAAATTCTCAGCAAGAAGTGCAATCACTGCAACGAAGTCGTTTCGCATAAAGTTGTGAGTTGTTCGAACACACAACTCCAACTTGTCTTGGTTTCGCACAACTACGAAACCTAAAAAACCATCACACTTCTCAGTCTTTTTTTTGAACTCAGAAATAAAATGAGTGGTGGCTTGTTTCTTGTCTTGATGTTCTAACATCTTTCGGTTCTCCTTTTAGGTTACTCATACAACATACCAGGCTTCAACGTAAAGCCTTGTTCTTCACAGAATACAGTTAGCTCTTTCTTCAGGTCTTCTGCCTTCTCAGTTCCCTCATAATCTTGCGTGGCGTCTCTGAAGTCATAACCACACTCTATTCCACATTCTACCAAAGCCTCTCCTCCGTTTGGGAAGATCTTTATTGCCCCCATTTGTAAGATTATAAGGTATTTGACAGATTGCCCAAACTCTCCTTGCAGAACCTCACTAGTATCTACCCATACAGTAGAGTTAAAGATTGAGTCTTCTATAAGATCTCTTGCACTAGTGAGGTTCTTCTTAAAAGCTTCAAGATTTTTACAGACAACTTTCATAATAATCAATCCTTTGCAGAGTTGTGGTTGACCATTACCTTCCACACAATACTAAGACCTAGGGTAGCATCAGGAAATGGTCTGCTTGTTACATCGTACGTCCCATCGGAAAATACCAGTACATGTCGGTTGTCCAACGATGGATTTTCAACAAAATACACCTTGTGTGTAATATCTATTCCCTTTTTTAACGCCAACTCCTGTTCACTGTCCCCAGCAGGCTGTCTCCAACAGTCTCGATCCGAGAAGACCAAAGATAGAGCATCCTTTCCCCCGCCCATAGATCCTTGTGTACAGGTCTTCAGATAGGCAGAACATTTATGTGGAAGGTTTTCTAATATGCTCATTCTCATCCTTTGTTAGTTTGCTAACACTGAGCGTTTGTTTTTCATCACAATTACTCTTCATCTGTTTTCTTAGTTTCCTCTGTCTTCTCTTGGGCAGTGCCCAAGTCAATGACGTTGCCATCCTCGTCAAGTAGCTCTACGGTATCTAGGGCCTCCTCCATGGTCAAGTCCATTCTGTGTTTTTGCTTTGACATTAGACTTCCTCCAGTTCAATAATGTAATCAAAAGTTACTTTTGTCTTCAAAATAGGTTTTTCAATTCCCTCTTCGTCCCCATAAACCGATCTAACATGTATATTGGCCTCCTGTTGCCTAAGCGCGGATTTGATTTTGTACTTTTTGGGCATAGCGATGATTTCTTCCTCCCCCCCTTCATTCAAAGAACCCAGGTACTTGCCTGATTTAGTTTTGATTTTGAGCAGAACTTCATACTCAGACGGTTTATCCTTGCGAGCACCAGCAAACTTTATTGCAATTTCAGGATCCAAAGAGCAAGACATAGGAGCTTTCTCCTGCCAATACTCAGCTTTAGACTTTATGGCTTTCAATATAGTGTTTGCTTGGTTAGAATCAGCTTTCAATCCTCTATACACCTCACCTTTATAGTCAGGGGCCAACTTCAGGGCTTTCATAAATAGCTTTGCCTCCTCCCCTATTTCGTCGTCAAAATTCTCTTCGGCTATATGTTTTCTAAAAGCTCTACTATACCCACCCATTTATTTATCGATTCCGCCATAGTAGGAACACCATGTTTCAAATTGGCCTTTCTTGCATCTTCAAAAAGCATTTCCTCCCATTCATCAGTTTGATCTTCAAGTTCATCTGATATTTGTTTTTGCTCCAATTCAACTATATTTGAACGTGTACCTCCAGTACCTCCTCCTGTATCAGGAGCCAACTTAGGACCACCTCCACCAGTTCCAAAACGTCCTAGGGAGTCATGGTAAGGATTAAACTTTATTCCTCTTAAAGTTTCTGCTGTTTCTTTGAGTACAGTAATGAGTGTTTGTTTTTTCATCTTTCAAAAAACCTCTTTAACTGAAAATTTTGCTTTTTCTCCAGTGCCGACTGGTAAGACTTTGTGGGATACTCTATTTCCCCATTGTTTGCTGCATCAAACAGCACAAACGCCTTCTTAATTCCCTGAGAGAAAACGCAGTGCTTACAGATATCGTATATGCCTTCTACAACTGGTGTGGGACTGTAAGGATCTACTCCCAACAATCTACCAATGGCTCCAGCAAACACGCAGAAAGAGAAACCAAAGGCATCAAACAATCTCCCACACCCCAACTGCCTTCTACAAGCTATTGTCATACCTTGTAGTGGTTCCATACCAAGATCATACGGCGATATCATAGGAGGGTGGAAGTAGTAACTTTTCCCATCACTGGTTGACACATTGTAACGCCATCCCGCTGGCTCTGGTCTGTTGAGTTTTCCATTTGTAAATACACAAGTACGCCCACCATAGTTCTGGTTCCACATTGATTGTATAATAGTCATGCAATCAACAAATCTGGGATGTAGCAGAGGCTCCCCTCCCGAGACCCGGCACTTGTGGATAACCAATCCAGTTGCCTGTACCCTATTATATCCCTCAACCAATCCATCCAACGTAATATCAGAGTCTTCCCATGGCCTTACATCCAAGAACCTATTACAGCCCTTGCAAGCCATGTTGCACTTATACGTCAAAACAATACCAAATCTTATTTCAACCGGCAATTCTATATCCCCAATTCACAAAGTCATTGAGTTTCTCCATGGTTGATCCCAATAGATCATACTGACCACCAAACTGACTGGCTGCTGAGGATCCCTCTATACTATAACTGTAATCACCCAAACTCTCACTGGTCATGGTTCCTGCAATGAATCCCCTACCAGTTTGTTTCTTTGTCAGAAAGACTTTCTTGGCTCTGCGAACAGCCTCGTCCACAGTTGCCTCCAGTAATACAGTAGTATCCACCACTGAACACTGCCCTCTCAATTCCTTAGCTGTATATCCTGAAGTATAAACGATCTTCACGGTTCCTGGCTTGGAGGGCCACATCCCCTCACTCCTTATCATACCACTTAAGCACATATTATTTCCATCATCGTCCACCATATTGTAGTCTGGCCAGTAATCAACACCTTCAGTCTTTTTCGATTCCTCTGAAAACGATCCTGTTCTCGCTCCTGCTCGACCATCATAATCAATGTATAGGGAAGTGATGCTTCTTATAGGCAAGTGCTGCACTATCAGTACATCGGATACAGCTTCAGATAAGTGCCTTTGATAGGCTTGTGTATCGTTGACCTCCCATACATAGGCACCATAACTCATAGAGAAGTCTCGTTGTGGATAGTATTCAGTCCTGGTCTTCCAATATGGATCATACCCCAGGAACCTTTTAATAGCCGCTTCAGCTCTTCTGATAGAAGTCGAAACAATAGCCCGCTCCTCATCTGTAACTGAGTCTGAGAGACCCAAATCTAACAGGACTTCACTAATATCTACCATACTCATAGTTTTGATACCTCGTCCATCAATGTATAGAGTTCTTTCGTAACAACTCTGAACTTATTGATTATGTCCTTCAGTGTGAGTATTTCTTTATTTAGTTCTTTCTGAACTGATTTCTTTAACTGTGCTTTTAACGCTTCTATCCGCTTCATAGTTGCTTCTTTTTGTTTCTTCAATTCTGATATTTTACTAACACATTCTTCGTGCTTTGCCTTTAGTGTAGCAACCTGTTTTTTAGATGTTTTTGCTTCTAACTTGCTCAAAGCAGCTTTCACTGTAGCCACTACTTTTTCCGCCCTCTTTACTTCCCTATCTGCTTCTTTCTGTGTACCCTCAATTCTGTCATTGTAGCTCTCCTTATCTCCCGGGGATCCACCCAACTTACCCCCTCCACCTGTACCACCACCTGTATCAGGAGCAAGTTTAGGACCACCTGAGCCTCCAGTAGAGAACCTGCCTTCTGAGTCGTGGTAAGGATTAAACTTAATTCCCCTCAAAGTTTCTGCTGTTTCTTTTAGTACAGTGATAAGTGTTTGTTTTTTCATCTTTACCCACCTTCCAGAACAAATACCTGGCGATCAACTGTCTTCCATTCTTGTGTATCTGCATTGTCGAAATAATCGACGAATAGTGTATAAGTACCGGGATGCAATTCCTCCAAATCAGAAGCATCAATCCGCAGTCTGTTAGTTGCCCCCTTCGTAATTGAACTCCCATTGACTGAGACTGTTCCGCTGGTAACTGTAAATAACATAGTTTCTTCAACCCTGCCTATTGAAACTCTTACAAGGTCATTTGCTCCAGGAGTAACTGTGTCTCCATTCGAATCAAGTATTACAATGTCTTTCGTAATACCTCTGCCTTTATAACCGTAAATCAATGTCATGTCTATTACCCTATGGAGAACTGATTGTAGAACTTCTTGGTCCTACATTTGTTATTGTTTTTCGGAATGTGTATGGAGAACTGATTGTAGAACTTCTTGGTCCTACATTTGTTATTGTTTTGCCTACTGGAAAATCAATAACTCCTGTGGATTGAGAAGAACTAATCGAACTGGCAGAGCTTGTTGAAATGCTTGATAGACTAGATGCACTGGTTGAACTGACAGAGGATCCTGAAGACTCTGTGACATAAACATTCTGAAAATAATACTGCCAAAAACCAACCACACTAGCTAAGCTCCGTGATACGACCAAGAATTATAAACGTATCACCCTCTGCGGGAACACTATCGAGAGCTTCTTCCAAAGTTATCAAAGTAGAAGTATCACTTGTAATACTTGCTATCACTCTCCTTGACTGGAAAGCATTGGTTGTCCCAGAAACAAATACCAATACCATACCCCCATCGGAGCTACCATAGTAGTAAACACTCTTTACTGGTAAATCTGTAAGGAAAGCACTTTCGGTATTCCCAACATCAGCAACTACCTGAGCTACAGTAAGAGCATCTACACTAGCTTTGAAACTGGCTAAACTATCAGTACTGCCCCCGATTTTTATCAAATCTACCCCATCTGTCATTGCCTTTACAGTTTGACCAGAGGTGTGTACATCAGCAGATACCTTGACCAGATTATCAGTCCCCAATACCCAATCTGCTAGCTTCTTACCAATGCTTCCAACGGTTGTTAATCCGCTGGTCAGAGCTTGCCATATGGCAGCGACATTGATAGGCACATAAGCACTACCTGTTGTTGCATTCAGTTTGACGGCATCACTTGGATTCCCTGTAGCTACTCTAATCCACAAAGCATGGGAACCGTCGCTCTCTGTAGATTCAATGACTATTCCTGATCCATGTTGTCCTTGGATGGAAACTGCATCTCCAGCCAAGTTTACAATACTAAAAGCCGCAGCATACTCATCACTGGCTATGACTTCTACTCCACTAAAAGTAGCTACAGCACCAGTGCCATCCAGTAGGTCTTCCAACTTGCCAAAGTTTGCAGCACTGATTCCATCAACGGTATTTACCTTGGTCAAGTCCCCATCATTCTCCACTCCCAACTTATAATCGCTGCCCACGGCGGGATGGATTGTTACTGCTGCGGCACAAGTAACAGACTGTGTCTTGATGGTATTGACATCAACCTTCTGTGAGTCACTGACACGATAGTCCCCGGCCTCTTCTGGGTAAATCGCAAATATCGGCAACACTGCATCAGTGTTTGTCACTGTTATTTTTAACAGCAAACAATCCACGTTCATTTCGGTCGTGGTTAGGTCGATATAGCCTGTCCCCGACGTTCCAATCTCCGTAGCTTCGTTCGTACAATCTGCATACGCCGCACCGTCTAACGACGCCTCACTATCCTGTCCAGTCCAGCTTGTGATTAGCTCGCCCGCTGTATTGCGAATAGAAAAATAATGACGATAGGCAACGCCCTTACGCGGAACCGGTCTAGCATCAGTTGCGGCCATCTATAGCACTCCTATTCCGGCTTGTATTATTTGTGGCATGACAACGGCAATTTTCGGTGGCACGGCACCCTTAAACATCCGACTATCCGCCGGATATCCTCCACGAACAACGTTGCCCACGTTAAGGGGACGGAAGTATTCGAAGCGGTTGGCAAAAGTATTGCTGCCCTTTTTGGCGAATGGCGAAGCGGTCAGCGTTTCATCAAAACCAGCGTTGTAAATAATATCATCACCGTAATTGTAGGCAGTCTCACAATTATAAACCGCATTGTGCCCCACGATTGCCTGCGATTCAGTATTTGCATGCGTCAACAGCCTTACCCCCACACCACCAACGCCATTGAAACCTTCCACGAGATTGTTCAATAACATTTGATTCGCGTTAAACGCATAAATCATTATGCCATCAGACGTACTGCCATTGCCAATAACGGAATTGTTGAGGACCATCGCATTATCACCTGGAGCATAAATGCCACGAATGGTACCCGTACTGTTCGTGCAATCGACAATGTTGCTGATTACCGCATTGTTATACTCTTGTGCATAAATGCCGCCATTCCCGGCAAAATTATTAGTCGGCCCGCGAACGACATAATTGCCGTAAGCATTGCTCTGCACGTAAAGTCTGATTGGCTGCGCATCCCATGCTGATCCACCCACGTTATGGAAATAGCAGCCAATCACATTCCCATAAGAGTGAGAATACACCCCAGCATACGACCCATCGTATACTTCGCAGTTTATGCAACTGGCGGATCGCAATTGTATTATCATCTGCGATCCGCAGTTGTGTAATTTCAAACCAATATAGTTGACAAAACTAGTTGGGGCACCACTAATTGAATATGTCCCATTACCGTTGATTCCGCCATCCGTTAGTCTGTTAAAAATCAATGGTGCTTTGGCGGTGGGCACACCATATGTGCCTAGACTGTCGGCTATTGTTGCCGTTGCCGTTACGTCTCCGGTGATATTAAATCGGTCGCCATCGGTACTATCTTGCGTAACGACAGCCAACGCTCCGATATGTGTAGCAAACGGATTGCCAATCGAGCCATCGCCCGTGGCATCGCTGCCCTCCGTCGCGTGTATGTAATAATCGTTTGGTGCGGCCATCCTTAGTCCTTATCCACCCAATAAACTCACAAGCCCACCACCAGCAAGTCCACCAACACCACCTGCACCTACGATAATGCCAAGCATCGTTGCCGTTTTAATCTTCAACTTGTTCACATCTTTGATTGTTTCTTTCTGGTTGCTTTTAAGATCAACAACTTCTTTGGCAACCGGGCATGATTCAATATGCTCCTTGATTACCGTTAATGCGGCTTCGCGGGCTACGTTTTTGACAAATTCGGTTAGTGGTAACTTAACTTGCAATTCATCTTCCATAATACGTCCCCTCTGCAAACCAAGACTGTGTCATATACTTCCTCCTCCGTGAATCTACAAAATGAAAGAACAACTTGTTATGCTGCTAATAGAGTTCTTGTTGATCTGATTCCATATAACTCGTCAGGCACTCCACGACTTCCTGTCAACTCAATGAAGTCATCTTCATCATGTGAGTTGCGAATAATCCACACGATATTGTTCAGCACAGACTCATCCCAACGAACACCCACCAAGCTCAAAGCATGTCCCCACCAATTGTAGGCAATATACCCAGACACACCACAACGCAGAATGCTGATTGCATGTTGGATCATCTTTCGAGCATCGGAATCCCAAGCCTCTTGAATACGGTAGTTGAGAGCGGCATCCTCCCAACCTTCTTTGAACTTCTTGTAGTTGAGGGAGTGTTGATCTGGTGTGTACTCCATCGGGGCGATTCCTCGCTCCATTACTCCATTGATAAACGATTCGAGGTAATTGCCCCGGTTACGCCAGCCTACCAACCATCCCATAGAAACGGGAGACAATAGCACGGAGGGCTTGCCTTCCAAAGCTCGGCAATTCATCACGTCGCCCGTACCACTCCACGTCCAGCAGTAACCTAGTCCATTCTGATTCCATCTGAATCCATCTGGCCCCCAGGTTGCTTTCTGATGGTACATAGGAAATATCTTCTGGTCATGACAGAACTGTATAACCTCTTTGTAGTCTTTAGGGTCAACTAGCTTGTCAGGATAAGCCTCACCAAACGGTATCAATCCAGGAGCAGAACCATAGACTGACTTTCTGGGAATGGCCCCAAACAAACCATCTTCACCCCTTGAGCCCATATCCAACCGAAGATCTGTCCACTGCCGGTCGCAATCGAATCGCTTTATCATTGTCACTCTCCTATTAGCTTCATAAAATCTTCAATGGTCTCAGGCATGGGGTAATCATGGATTGTTGTATCACCCTCTCGCTTGGCTATACATACCCTCGGCAGCTTTTTGTTTTGCACTGTTTCCCACCAAGGTCTCAGATTAGGAGCAACTACTTTCACTGTCTGACATCGCCCTGTTGTTGAATCACATTGAGTTACAGCTTCTACGATAGAATCGGGGTCGTAAGCGCCTAACCAAATATGACCTCGGGCGGCGAGTAATTCCCGGAATGCCCGACCACTTACCATCTCGCGTTGAGCGTTGTTGTAGTTGTCCAAGTCATCAGATTCCCTGAAGAACATAATCTGGTATTTTCCAGTAGGTACAGGTGGATCGGGAGGGTCAGGGGGATCCGGGGGATCAGGAGCATCTCCGTTGACCAACTCATGCAGTAGGATAGTTGCTTTACCTTCATTAGATACTGCCAAGGCAAATACGTAAGTGCCTTTTAATCGGCTGGCAAATACCACTGCTCTTTTGTTGGTGTCGACGTATATCTTTGCTTTATCAGCAGGATATACAGCCCAATTAAGATCTGCTCCCTCTGGTGCTTCTGCATTGAGAATGGCCAGGTCACCTACAGCTACTAGGGTTGGTCCAACAATCTTTATCGCAGGTTGTGGAACTGGTGTATCGGCTGCTTGTGTAGTCTGTGAGCATGAATACAGAAGACAAACAGCAACAGCCAAACCAAAATATAGTCTAGTTCTTTGTTTCATTTCTTACTCCTGGGAAATATCTTCCACCACAGTTCCTTGCACAGATGTATGCCACCATGCCAGATTGCCCAACAAACAAGATACATGGCAGCAAGTACATCTATGACAGTGATTCTATAACGACTCATTGTCACACCTCTGTGATAACTCTTTGGCATTCCTGAAATTCTGTCGCGTAATAATGCCCTTCTCCTGTATAAATATACTCATTCCAGACAGCAGAGCACCAACAAACTCATTTACACTATGTATCTGACACATGCTTGGACTGACCTTGCGATGCTCTGCTGCTTCTTTCCAGCTACGCGATATCATCTGGATAATCCTACTGCAGTTTGGTATCTATTGACAGTAACTGGCTGATCGTCGTCTTATCTGAACCCTTCCCCAAAAACGGAACCAGCCCCGCCGACCTGCTCTATTTCGCCAAGTCTTGCGTTTCTCAACAGAAATGACCTTGGTAACTTTCTTAGCAGGAGCTACAGTGGGTTGGGGTTCTACTTTTGGTTTCAAGGGGAACAATCTCCACTGACGAGTGATACAAGTGCCCCCTTCACACGTCTTCGTAGATGTGGTCCAACCACCATTCACCTTCTCAAAAATATAGACACCACCCTCCGTAGTCACCTCAACCTTTTTCTTGTCAGGTATCAGCTTTAGTATTCTGTTATCCAGAACATTTTTTGCAGGCAGCGGGGCAGCACAAGCAGCTTTGTTAGGACAGTTTTCACATGCCGTCCATTCCTTAGCCACAACATTGGCAGCCAAGAAAAAACAAACCAGTAAACACACTATAAATCGCATTTCTTAATCTCCTGAAAAAGTAAACATAGGTAATTGCCCCTTGCAACTCTGGGTCACTTATTTACGGTTCTTCCACCACTCAATAACTTGAATGGCCAATTGAATCAGCATTATAATTACTGATGGGTCGATCTTGGTATCGTCTGATAGCTTTTGTACCATCGGATGTTTTGCATCCACAGTGGCTCCAGCGTCTACCAGGGTTACAAAATCTATGACGAGTTCATAGAATGTTGTCCAAGTATCAACATTGGACGCAAGAGTTTGCAACCCAGCCACCAGTTTGTTATCTACATCACTGGATGTAGTTTCGGCCACTTCTTCCAACAGAGGCACCAACTTCTGTAGTACCCAAACACGGGCAGACTCAGCACTGGTCCATTCAGGTAGTGGCAGTAAAGCCACCGCTTTACGAACCCACTGCAGAAGTGTTAAAAAATTGACTCCCATTATAGATCTCCTTTGCAAAAACTTTCTTCGAATTCCCTTCGTTTTCTCTCATAGATTGCTTCATGCTTCTCAAAATTAACCAGTGTGTCTGATACTTGTCTAGCTCTCTTAATTAGATCAGTAACATCCAAATCCCTGGTTCGCATCACACCCACACTCAACAGTATAATAGCAGTCAGCTGTTCTACCGAGATATTTTCTTCCAACGCTTGTCGAATTGCATCGACAAACATTCCGGGAAACATCGACCGCTCGTTGTTGATCGTATGTACTGCCACTCTTAATTTTTCTGTCTCGTTCATTCATACATTCCATTTTATAGAAATCCATCTCTAGTCCATATAGGTATCCTGCCTGCGATTCTCCATCATATCCCACAACTCTTTATACTCTCTGGGTAGCTGTTTTATCTGCTTCTCTGTCAGCGGGGGCTCATCATATGACATTGGATCATTCCCACCCAAAAAGTAGCATCCCAAACCCTTTACTGCTTCCGTCAATGCAATAACCAGAGCTGTGCCTACATCAGCGTGTCCGAACTCATCACTAACTGCTGTGAGTCTATAACCAGAGGGGGGTTTGTGTTCGATGTTGAATTTGCCAAAGTCCCGGTGCAACATACTGTCTCTGTCATAACAATCCAACTTTCCATCCTGCATCGACTGTACGAATGTTGTTGCCATCTCTGTCCTGTTTACCTGGGAAGAGAAAGTATACTCCATCATAGGCACACCGAAGGTTCGCAGTCGTTGTGCCATAAACGAGCCACCAGCAGCAGGATCATATCCAAACCACCCTACATTGTAGATGGTTGCTAACCGCTTGCAAGCCTCTTCCACTTCAATTAGATCTACCTCCAGTTTCTTTCCCACCATAATCGAGGGTTTGTATGCCTGGAAATAAGCCACACGCACTTTGTTTTCCACAGGAGAGGCTCCCAATATGACAATACCACAGTGGTCGTGGCTAATGCCCAAGTCCAGTCCACCATAATACATTGTGCCTTCTAGTGGTTTTCTCTGCGGACCTTTCAACACAAACCGTCTTTCAAGGGTTTCTTCATCTAGGGCACTACCAACACCACTAATCCACCTGCCCTCCCAGAGACGAGCATACTCCATCCCAATAGGATCTTGTGCTTTTGCCTCTTTTATATCTTCTGGAGAAATCCAAGGTGCCAGTTTGTTCCAGATAAAGACTTTCCAACGCTTGCTGTTGATTGCTGTATTTCTCCAACCATCAGCAGGTGTTCCTTTAATACCGGCATTTGTAGATATAATTACAACACTGCGTGGAACACCAGCAGCGTTGTTCATATGGGCTTGCATCACTGCCCATTTATCAACGTGTACCAATTCGTTTAGAATCAACAGATCTGGTGTTTGTCCTTGGGCACTTCCTGCACTTGAAGTTGCTTCAATTCTCACCCATACTTCTTTAGGTGTTTTCTTGTTTCTAATCTGAGATTGTACTATTTCCACATACTTGTTCAACCAGGGATTATAGTGTAATAGTTCGACTGCCCTATCTTCTATAATCCTCGCTTGTTTGCTGTTTGACGCAACAACCTGACACTTAACAGGTCTTCTGGGAAACGCCATTAACCACATTAAGCACGCTGCGATGTCCGAGTCTTTTGAGGACTTCTTTGTCCTCTCTAACCAGAACCTCTTACAAGTGGGCTCTGTTCCATTTCGTACAGAAACAAAAGAAGGTGCTACTGCATTAAAGAAATCCATCTGGAAGCCTGCCATACAACTGACAAACCTCTGTGGACCAGTAGCACTGGGGATTATCAATCCCTGTAGAAAGAGTAGGAAGTCAGTTTTTGACTTCTCTTCATATATCTGCTGAATTTCTTCTTCGCTAAGAGCCAACTCATTATTATCTGAGTTCTCCCACTGCTTCCGATTCGACATTGAGAACCTCCGCCTTGAGCTTCTCTTCTTTTAGCTGATCTATGGCTCTCAATGCCTGGACTACTTTTTCCCTGCTTACTTTTGACATATTCAGATTTACGATCGTATTGTTCTGAACGATCGGTTCTTGTGGTTCTTTTGGTGCACCAATTCCCAGTAGGAAACAGCGAAACTTAATTAGTTCTCGACGCTCCCTAAGAAAAGTGGGATCTCCGGCTTGCCCTGTTATCTTCCTGGTGACTTTTTCTTGTAGTATAAAACCATCCCCTTGACACACTGGGCACCACTCTTTTGTATCCGCATCACCATCCAGCATACCAGTGCCTTTGCACTCTTTGCATGTTTTCTTATAGTAGTCAGTAGTGATTTCCTCTTTGTTCTTCTTACTTCTCTGCCACGCGTTTGAAGCTTCTTTGTAGTTGTCTTCAATCCTATTTAGAGCAACAAGCAACTCGGCCTTGGCCATCTGCTTGTCTTCCTCACGCATCTCATCCAATATAATAGCGATGTCCCGGGACACTGTCTGCTGGTTCACACCATGTCGTACAGCTAACGCTATCTGGTTGGAAAGTCCATTTAGGATATCCTCTCTTATATTTTCTCGCCGCTGCATAGCAGCAAGTCTGGCATTAGTTTTGGATGTTCGCCAAGCCATGTTGCTTCCTCAAACAGCAGTTCTTGTACTTCATTCCACTGCCACATTGACAAAGAGAATTTCTCGGCTGGTTCTTTATTGCTCTCAGTGGTCTTTTCTTACCCCCATAGCACTTTAGACAGATGTAACTTGTACCCACAAGCTTTATTCTGTCTTCCTTGTACTTTTTACCACAAAGATCGCAAGTATACGACACAGTCATTTCTTTCCTCCTATAACTGTTGGCCTCCCTACACTGGCATACACCATGCCTTCTATTATAGACATATCCTGTAGGGAAAACAAGTTCCTGCCATCCAGCACTATTCCACACTTATAATCGTTCCAATCAATTTCTCTATACTCATTGTGATCAGTGACTATAATAACTACCTCAGCGGCGTTTAGTGCCTCATGTAGAATGCTGGTTGTCTTGCACCCATAGTAGCCATTCTTCATCAACCACTTGCTGATGTTACTTACTGCGTACGGATCGTGGATAGTAATGATAGCATTTCTCTGGTACAGGTAGTCGATTAGCGGCAACGCAGCACTTTCCCGAATATCATCCGTCCCAGGTTTGAATGCTGCTCCCAATATGGCGATCTTGCTGTGTAGATCAACTTCCAAACTTGCCAATCTTTTGGCTAAGTAATTATGAACACGCAACCCATTAAATATATGTGTGGCTCTGATAAGATTTGTAGAAGCTTGACTTGCGTGGGCTGTATGTAAAAGACCTTGCACATCTTTGGGGAAGCAGGAACCACCATAACCCGGACCTGGTTCGAGGAAGTATTCCCCAATTCTGTGGTCTGTTATCATGCCCTCTCGAACTTCCTCAATGTTTGCCCCTGTCTCTTCACAGATGTTTGCCATCTCATTTATATATGAGATTTTCATTGCCAGGAAAGTATTTGATGCGTACTTTATCAACTCAGAGGATTCCCTTGATACCAACAGATGCCCTTTGAAATTGTCTTCTCCCTCCATTACCTTGTCATACAGTGAACTCAAATAGATTGCTGACTCCTCACAATTAGTTCCATATCCTATAACAATCCTGTCTGGTTCAAGGAAGTCTTGAATTGCTCTGCCCTCTCTCAAAAACTCTGGGTTTGATAGTACTATATGCTTAAAGTTTCCTGTCAGTTCTGGCTCATCAAGGATCTCTTGTATTCTTTTGCAAGTGCCTACTGGCACCGTACTTTTTACCACTACAATCTTCTCTTCATTCGCATATTCCTTTACCTGTTTTGCTGCTATTATTACACTGGAAATATCTACTTTCCCTGGTTCTATTTCTGATTGTACAGTAGGTGTACCAGTTGTAATAAATATAGTTCTACACCGTTGTACAACTTCTTTGGTATCTTCAGTAAAAGTTACTCGATCTTTTACTTCCTCCAGTAGTTCGTTGATGCCTTCTTCGTATATAGTTGGCATACCACTTTGCAGTTTCTCGATCTTCTCTTTGTCTGTATCGCTGCATATTACGTTATAGTGTTTTGCAAAACAGAGGGCTGTTACCAAACCTACATAACCTGTTCCAATTACACCTATCTTTTCCATTCCTCTGTTCACTCCTTTATGTATTTTACTACTCGTTTTCCATGGTTATTTTCTTCAAGCAATGTCTTACTTGTATATATCAAAACAGTATCAGAAACTTTTACTTGCTTATACACTCTGCAGAAAACTTCTGATACTGTTTTCTATCTCCTTACAGATGGTTTCTTTCACCTCAGGCTTACTCAGCAGTTCTTCCTTGCTTAGCTTCAGCAGATCTCTCATATACACTATATTACACTGATTCTCCAGTACAGTAATACTACGCACACTCAACCCATACTCTTCCAGAACTGCTATTGGTTCGTCTACTAGTTCTTGTCTTCTTCTTGACTCGTTGCTGTTGTTGGGCATTTTCTCAACTCATTATTGTCTCTGGTGACTTTTGCATCATCCCGTCTGATCTTGATATCTTTTGGTGCTTCAATACCAATACGTACTTTTTTATTGTCGAAGATACTTCCTATAGTAATCACTATATCATCACCAATAAATATACGCTGTCCTTCTTTTCTTGTCAGCATGAGCATATGGGGTTTTACTTTCTTTTCTGCGTTTGTGTTAAGAATAGTATCTACAGAAATCTATAAATTCAGTAGATAGTATCTCCTTGGCCATTTCTGCAATCTCACCTTGGTACTCAGCAGCTACAAAACTGATGAACTGAGTATATAAGATGTCTTCCAAATAGTGTGCTTTATCATGGTCTTTTACTTTGGCTGCTTCCTTTATAAGCTCAATCTGTCTCTTTATCTCCTCCATATCAAACTTCTTTGACTTTGGCTTTGACATTATATGCTTTGCTTTTGACATTATATACTCCTGTTTTCTTGTGCTTTATTCTCCCACCCACCAATCACTTCCTCTGAAGTTGGTGGGCAGAACTCATTTTAGAAACTCCCTGACTTCATCCCAGTTTACAGATACCTTCTCCAATTCTGATTGCTCTTGCTTCTCCCGTTTTACTTCCTCATTCCACTCACTAATGCTTCTGTACCGCAGTATCTCTGTTTCAATAAGATTAGTTAGCACAGAAGGATCAAGTGCATCTAATTCCCAACTCTCATCTCCAAACTCAGCTCTATAACCAAGGGATCTACTATCAGTTATCTTAGCAGGGTTGGGGGGTGGATTATAACGACTCACTTGATCCATGTTTAGAGCAATTCGTTTCAGAGTTATGTCTTCATTGGTAAACAGATCAAGTCTGCTCTTTATGTCCCTGCTCATGTCCATGCCACTTGGATCATGGTCACCTAAGTGCAGTATTATTGGGACTTGTCTTGCTTTTATATAGCCAAGCAGACGCTGCGAAGCCACCCACATCTCACTGGCTGAGGTATACCCTCGACAGGAAAAATGTGGCACGTCCAATGGTTCACAAACCTGCTCTACCACTCCAATGAGGGCGTCTTTCTCTATCCAGACTTCAACTCTGTTGGATTGGGTTTTCCACTTGTCGATGGCATATCCATAAGCTGCCGACTCAATCACATCAGCGGGGCTTGACCAATGTGAGTTTTTCCGTAAGTATCTAGTTCGATCTGTAATTGAGTTCCAGTCTATCAATCCAGCAAGTCTCGCATCTGACACAATCCTTCCTAACTTGTTGTACTCTGTGTCTTTGTTAGCCAACAAACCTCTTGCTACAAACTGGTAGTACAATTGCCTCAGTGTCAGGTCATACCAGCAGAATCGTATTCACTGATAATCTCAAGTGCTTTTGAAATTATTAAACGTGACTCATACGAGAACTTTTTCTTTGTATAACAAATCCTGGGCATTTGTTTCTCCTTTCTTAAAATTAAAAGCGGCGGGCCGAATCCACTTGTACTTCGCTTCTTCGGCTTGCGTCCACAAGATTTTTCCCTCAGCTGTACTTTCGCCTTGGCCTTCTTTCCTCTCGCCACGCCGCCACCGCTTGTATCACTTAATCCTCCGCAGTTTTGCTTCCCAGCCACGTGCCCTCTTTAATCCTCATACACCTCCATAAAGCCACCGGCCAATCATCCTCTCGTTCATTGTTCAAGTCTTCAATATAATTTTCAGATGCTTCGTTGTGATCTAATGTACTCATCACTGTCCCCCCAATCTGAATCCATAGAGCTTTTCTTTGGCGAGGCAGAGTTCACAGGCTAATACACCGCCTGTTCCTTTCAAACCACGGCCGTGAGGAAAAATCTTCCACTTGCCACAACAATGGTTTTCTGCTACGATACCCACGCCAGGAACTAAGAGTGCATTTACATTCCCATACTGCTTATGTGGAACCCAAACAGAAAAGTCCGGCCTAATAATTCGAGGCTCGGACTCGATGTAGGCGATGAGTTTGATAGTCGCTCCAGGGTGAATTTGCTTGATCGCGTCGACGCGTTGGTTAATATCCTCTCCCATGGTCCACTTAATAAGCGGGTAGCATAAATTTGTAGTTCGTGTTCCTTCCGCAAGAACTTTCTCGGATATCATTGTTCGCCCTCCAATCTAAAGCCGTAGAGCCTTTGCTCTGCCAAATAGCGCACACAGTTCACTGCGGTAGCCTCTGGTGAACGAAGATACGTATGATTATAGTCAGGTTTGAATATCGCCCAGCTAGCCCCTTCCTCCACTTCTGCTACGATACCTATACCGGGCACAAAAAGCGATTGAACATCTTTATGTCGGCCACAGGGCACCCATACCGCTCCCTCCGGTCGAATAATTTTGGGCTCGATATAAGCGATTGCTTTTACCATAGCACCATCGGGAAGCTGGGTAACGTCGTACCTAGACCAATGTACGTGATGTATATCACCTATAACCTTACTAACTCCCTCGCCGACTACTTTTTCGATCATTATTCTCCCTCCATGTGGAAGCCGTAAAGTTTTTCTTCTGCAAGACGACGCTCACAGGTTTCAACAGTAATATCATCAAGCAGTTTGTTTTGTATATTGTCTCCAGATGTAAAAATAGCCCAGCTTTGATCGCCCATGATTTCTGCCACAGTTCCAATACGGGGAACGTATAACAAGTGGGAATTTTCAAATTTTCTGTGTTTTATCCATACTGCACCCCCTGGCCGGATAACTTTGGGTTCTACACAAGCAACCAACTTAAGGGGTGTGCCCGGTGGTAATTCTCTCAAAGAAGCAGAGCAAGAACACCAGTCCACCAGTTCAAACAAGGATTCATCAGTTTTATTTGAACATTCAACAAGTTTGCTTCTGTTTCCTGCTGCTACTATTACTTCTTTAGTCATTTTTATGTTCTCCTATACATCTTATTATATAGAGTTACTTACTTATTTCCACTAATTTTCCCAACGAAAATTCTGGGTAACTATCTATGTCCACATTCAATATGATTTGCATTCCCATATCATCTGCCAAAGACTGTAGTAAGTTTCGCACCCGTCTGCGGTTTTCCTTTCCCCTTACATTCTTCAGTGGTTCATCAAGTACTAGTAGTTTCCTTCGCTTGGGATTGCTGAGTAGTATGCTGGCCAATCTCAATGCCAGAGCCGCTACGTCTATAACACCACCCCCCACTTGATTTAGTGGATCATCCAACTCAACACCATCGCGGACAAACATCAATACAGCTTCTGTTTTTCCACGCTTGCAATCCCACCGTATGCAAAACTCGTAAGCATCCTCAAACACGGTGGAGAGACACTTCTCCACTATACCAGCTATTTTGTCATGTACTTTCTGTTGCACTGCTGCTGAGATCTCTTGTACTATTGCCCTTGCTTTCAGATGGTTTTGGTACTCTGTTTGTGCTTCTTTCAGAGATTCTTCGCAGTCATGCAGTTTTTCCTCTGCCTGTTTGTACTGTATGACAAGCCTATTAACTGCTTCTCTTTTATTGGATATATGTATAGATGGTGTATTCATCAGTGTAGAACATCCCACTTGTCATTGAACTGCTTGAGTTTTTTCTCGTAAGCTTTTTCTAGTTTGTCTTTCTTTTTCTCCAGTTCTTCATATATCTTTTCTGCCTCCTCAACTGTTTCACAACCATACTCACTTTTTAGTTGTCCCATCACTTCATCTAGAGCACCTTCAGCTTTGGCTAGTTCTCGTTTAGCTTGCTCAACCTTGTCTTTCAGACGTTCAAATTCTTTGATGTCCATATTTATCTCTCCATTGACTCCAGTATGATAGACGAAACCTTTTCATCAACGTCGTTGTCACTTATGTAGCGCTTGACCTCTGCCATAAAATCAAAAATCTCAGAATCTAGTTTCTGCAGACCATCAATAAATTCTTCCATGCCAGTCACTTCAATCGCTTCAACTTGCTCCACTTCCAACCACTTATCTTCCGAAGTATCTAGATTGTATCTGGTAATACTACCATCACTATACAGTAGACCAACGGAAGGTGTTAGTAATCTCTCATCACTTTTCCTGGGTATCAAACAACCACAATTATATACCACCATATCTCCATGGCGAATTCTAAATCCAGTGTGATTGTCCCCAAACACTGCAACATTAAAATCTGAAAGTTCTCTTACCAAGTTTTTGATGTTTGCTTCAACTGGAGCTCCTGGATAACAAGTTTTTCCGTCCGACCATATGTACTTATGAGCAACAGCGATGCTAATTTCTGCTTCGTCACCCACAGACTCCGGCAATTCATCGTACACCGCTCCACGAACTGTAAAACTGTCTGTTTTCACAGTCGTTCTTTGCAAGGGAGTTATAACACCATGTACTTCAAGCGTGTGATAGGCTGACTTGTGTATCTGCTGAATATCATGGTAAGGCAAATCATGCTGTCCGGGAATGGAGTACATATTGGGAAGGTTTTTGAGTGCCCAATTTACTAGTTCTACCGGAGGGTTATACCGATCAAACACGTCACCAGCACATATTATCTCTGCTTCATGCCGTACGGCTATGTCGTTGAGTTGTTGAAGAACTCTCCCTTGAGCAGCATACCAATCAGGTTCAGCGGATCTGGCTACTGGGGGTGTGTGACTAAGATGTATATCAGAGCACAATACTGCGATCACTCTCATTTAGTTTCCCTCCACAAAGTGGGCATCTATTGCCCAGTTCGTCCTTGAGTTTATTTTTTGCACATCGATACTCCGTTGTTGCTTGTTTGACTAGCTTCTGTCGATCCCAAACCTCTCTCAACCTATATTTTATATCTGCCATCTCAGAACTTGTGTTTTTTACATCCACAACTATAGACTCCAGTGGTGTAATGTCTGGAACCTCTTTGATTTTATCTTCCAAATCCTTTATATTTTTTATCAGTTTTCCCAACTTACCCAACGGTTTTTCTACTGTCATTAACTCATCTGCTAGATTCACAAGTGTCTCGGAATCACGGAGAAACTGGGTATTGTTGTTGATCGTCTCTGTATATTCTCTCGACACTTTGTTCTTCTTGCCCAACCAATCAATCTCATCTTTTATGTCAAAGATTTTAGTATCCAGTTCTTCCAATGACGAAAAGTCTTTCTCAAGATCGGGAACGTATGACAACTTTTCAAACTGTTCTTGAGCCTTGCTCAGGCTCTTCTCCGCTATAGTCACACCGTAGTTTGCTTTTCGAACCTTTTCGTTTAGCTTTTGTATAGTTGAATCTATTAGTTCCAGGTTAGTAATGCGATTCAAGTTCTTGGCAACATCCCCAGCAGATAGATTGAACCAGAACGGACCATCGTGCTGACCTTGTATGTTCTCAGCACCCAGATTGAGAATGTTTTGGACACAGTCAGGAACATCCGCACCAACCGAATCCATTCGATTGACATTGTTGTTGTTTCGTATTAGATAAGAGTTTTTTGTCTTAGTTCTGTCCCTCCTAATATCCACACCATCCACTGACAAAAAAACAGAGGCCCCAGAAGATTCGTACTGGATCATTCCCAATCCCAGGGGTCTATTCTGTGACAACCAACGAATAGCCCGAATCACTGAGGACTTGCCCGAGTCAGACGGTCCTACGATGGCTGTGATCTTCTTGTCAAACTCCACACAAAGACTAGAGTGACATTGGAAGTTTTTTAACTTGAGTTTTTCTAACATAATACTAGCATCCAGCATACATCTTCTGTAGTGTAGAAGTATCCTCCCTCATCTCACACATCGACAACAACAATAACCACCATGCGTCGATTTCATCCCCACCTGTGAACTTCTTCTTAGGCCAACACTCCTCAGCTTTCTCACGCATTGTATCCTTTGAGGCGTTGCCCTTACCTGTAGCAAACTTCTTTATCTCCCCGGGACTGTACCCTCGATAGTCTATTCCTTCAGACTCACACCACAGCTTTATAACTGCTTGTAACTCGCTTTGTACCACCAAAGCTCCTTGCATACCAGGGCCAGCATGGCGAGCAGCCTCGAACACCACTAGATCAATACCATTATCGTTATTCAACTCCCTTAGCTTGGACTGCAAACGAATCAATCGCATCCCACCAGACTCATCCCGTCGAATACTGAAGTCCCAAACACCAGATATACCGTTCGACAATGCCCATCCCATATGAGTCGCTGGATCCAATGCTAGTATATTCACTTCGGAAATCTCCCACACAATGATTCCATGCCCATTTCATACATAACGCCATCCCACTTCTTCCGATCCACACTATCTTCTCTTATTTTATACTCGGGACAACCGGGAAATGGTAGTTGTGTTAATTGTGCGTAATTCTCTATGGTGGTGTGACCTTCTTTAATGGATTGGTAGGTTTTTGTAGAGGGGGTGAGCTGCCCTGTTATATACTTGATTGCTGTGACCTCCCCCACTCCTTTGATTCCTGGTATGTCATCACTCGAACAACCTGCAATCGCCTTTACCATGGCCCAACTCGACGGAGATATCCCATAGGCACTTTCAAAAGTGTGTTGATTTATCAACTTCTTTTGCACGGGATTGTAAATAACAGTGTTCTCATCCAGGAGCTGAAACAGATCTTGGTCTGTGCTGATAACAGCTTTCCATAAATCAGGATATGATCCACAGACACTAGCTATAATATCATCGGCCTCATAGCCATCTTCTTTGAAGAGGTTATGGAATCCGATCTCAGGCAGCCACTTTTCGTATAACTTTTTGATCTGTTGTCGTAGATCAGTTCTTACTTGTGCCTCTTCATCTGTCATCTCACCAAGTTTTCGTAACCTACCAGATTTGTAACCTTTGTAGATTCTTTTTCTCCTCCAAGTTCCCGAATCAAAACAGAATACCATATGAGTAGTAGAAAACTTTTCCAGGAAGAATAAAATGTCACGAAAGATTCCATACAGCACACCTGTCGCCATATCCTCATAAGACAGATCACCCGTAGTATATAAAGACCGGTAAGCCAAATTGCTCACATCCAGAATAACTACCGTCTTATCGTCATCAAAAAGCAACTTACTCATACCTAGGTTTCCTTTCCAATGAAATTGCTTCCTCTGTATCTCGCCATTCCTGGGCTATTAAGTCATCTAGATCTTCTGCTAGATCGTTCTCTTCAATAAATTTAATCAACTTATCTCTCTTTATAGGTTTGCCTTCTAACACTGGTCCCAAACCCTTTGGTGTGATAATACCAGACTTATTCTGGGACCAGGCACCCATCGAAACCAAATAGTCTAAACAAGACCCAGTGTTGTCTATGCCATAGCTGTAGTAGATGGGCAAAGATACTGTATTCTCCCTACCCACCAACCTATTTTTTTTCACGTTTAGCTGTAGATTAACCCCTATATTGTACTGCTTCCCTTTGTACATCTTCTTCAGATGACTCTGCACTGATGACCAGATTTCTAAAGTAGCGTAAAATCGCAGGGCCTTGCCACCTCCCCTGGTTTTCGTCTGGAAGGGATTTCTTGGATCCACGTTATCTCTAGTTTGGGATATTACAATCAGCAGACTGTTGGTCTGTTCAAGGTTGGAGATTACCCCTCGCATCATGGTGGAATTAAACTTGGCTTTGTTCATTCCATAAGAGCCCTTCGACTCCTTACCCTTGCGGAATGCTTCTTTCCACTCAGTAAACTTATCGTCATCAGCCAGTGTATCCAGACCATCCATACTGTCTAGGACGTAGATAAATGGCACACCCATCTCGAATGCGTCGTCTACATTAAAGTAAAACTCCTCCACAAAAGTTGAGTAGGAGGGTTGCCCGTTTTCATCAGTGGCTGGGGCTTCTATCCTGCTAGCCATACTCTCACCAAAGAACCGCTTGAGACTCATTCTCGCACCACGTTCAACGTTGTCGTAGATGAACCTATAGTTGTCGAATCTCTTGTCCTTGGCAGCTTCAGCCATGCAAGAGAGACTCAACCAAGTTTTACCACTCATAGAGTCTCCTACCAAGAACACAAAGCTGCCACAAGGGAAACCCCCCCGAACATCACCTGAGCATGCCAGGTTTACTACGGAGCTGCCCGTTGACAACAACGACACCTTCTTCGATTCGGACTTTTTCTTCATACTCCTTTTTATCTTTTCCGTATCGGACGACATGTTTACTTCCTATATTTGGTGTACTTGTTACCATAACAGCCCCATCGGAGCAGTAAGATGTTATCAACATAACAAAAAGGGAGCCATTTCTGGCTCCCTTACCCTTATTCGTTACTCATCCCAATCGTCAAAGTCGTCGTCATCGTCTTCATCGTCATCTTTTGACGACTTTTTTGATTTTGTAGACTTCGTTGACTTGGAAGGTTTTCTGGACTTGGGTTTTTCTTCTTCCTCTTCCTCGTCGTCGTCATCATCTTCATCTTCTTCATCCTCGTCGTCACCGTCATCCTCTTCATCATCTTTTGACGGCTTTTTAGTCACGGCCTTTTTCGAATTCTTGGACTTGGCAGGTTTTTCATCCGATTCAACCAGCTCAACCTCTTCAACAGCTACTGCTTTAATCTTGTTTCCGTCGGAATCTTCCAATACTAAACTAGTACCATCTCCCGAAATTCTATCAATAGTATACAACTCATCAGGATCTCCTTCGGAGTATGAAACAGTATCACCGACCGACAACCCATAGTCTTCGGCAGTTTTTACTTCCTTGCTCGATTTCTTTGAGGTTTTGCTTTTTTTGGGGCTTTCATCATCCCCATCCTCTTCTATCTGAAGGAGCAGTGCTTTCATCTTATCGTAGGACATCGGTTTGAGCATATCATCCAAACAAGGCACATCCTCAAAGACACTGCTAGGCAGGGGCTTTCTGCGGTCCTTAAACTCAATATCAATAGTCTCTAACCACTTGCCTTGGTCCGACTGCTTGAAAGAAACCCGAACAGTTTTTCCCTCTTCAACGTCAGCAAACAGGTCGTAACCATCTTCTTCATCACTGTTTTGGATTTTGTTGTCTAACTGTTTGCCAAAGAGATGGTGGGAAACATCCCAAATCAGCTTCTGGTCGTAAGAAGAACCCTCCACTACCACAAACAGTTGACGCTCTGCTGGTGCTAACGCCTTAACAGTCTCCTCGTCAGAGCTGGGGTCTTTGGTGAGTTTTGAGCGGTACTCACATATGGGACAAGGTTTTCCATATGTTTTCGCCAAACATATGCACCACTCATTGTTGGGGCCTATATTCCGGTGGATAAAATAAGTGCGCTCAAAATGCAATTCCCCGGCCTTGGCATAGGGATTGCTTTTGACAACGTAAGGGAGGAACTCCAATCGATAGCTACCAGGTTTTGGCGAAAATGCTTCACACCCATCAGGGATTGTCAAGTGGCTACTCCCACCACCTATTTTGTGCTCTGTAAGTCGCCTTTTGGCAGACACCTTGTTACGTCGTTCTTTTTTTTCCGTTCGAGTTGCCATTGATTGGACTCTCCTTCTTTGAGGTTTCTTGTTGTGCTAAAAACTTACCTTTATAATATCCATACGCTCCTAGTTTGAAACAAGACAGAACTAAGAACGGGACTCCCACAAAAATCAAAACTACTACTAAAATCAATGTTGCTAGGTTAATCACGCCGAACACCTTTTCTCCTTATTTCCCTCTTCCGCATCTCGTCTACAGCATCGGACTCACCTTGTTTTGCTTTGGGGTCACCAAAGTACCCAGCAAGGAACAAACTAGTATAACTCTCCAACGCCTTCTTTCGATGCTCCATAGCTCCCACTGCTGCTTGGAGGACTTCATAATCATGCCGAGCTTCTATTAAGTCAGCTTGAGAATTCTTTACATCCTCTGAGATATCAACAGCACTAGACAAAGCTGTTTCCGTAACTTTCACCAAGTCATACTTCTCAGGATCCTTTCGCATCCTAATTGACATTTCTGCCCGAGTAATTTCGAGCGTGTTTTTACACTCGTCAACATCACGGTGAGCATCTGCAGCCTTCTGTGAGTACTTCAGATAGAGTATAGGTTGTCGCAACCACTCGTTACCCAAGTTGTTCTTGTCAATAACGAAATCACTTTCTTCTACTTTTGTTGCCATTCTTCCATCTCCTCTTCAATTTTGTTTTCTACGAACTTTTTGATCTTAGTAAATGTCTTGCCCACATTGTTTTCTTCACACGCTGTCTCTATGCCTATATCTATCTTAACGTTCTCAAAGTTTCCCAGGTTTATGGTTCTTTGTAAAGCATATCTTACCTTCATTGGAACTCCCTTGCATTCTTATTATATCTCTCCCTAGGAACACACTTCCCAACAGGCAGCAATCAAACCAGCCCGCTTACAATCGTAGAAGTTATCACGGAATGCTTCTATCACCATACAAGCCCGCTCTGCTTGCTTTGGACTGTTCAGAGCAACTGTACTCATATAGGATAGGATCAACCATCTAATACTCTCAGCCTGCTCGTCGAGCCCTTCAAACGACTTGAGAAACTTGGCTACCGTTGCCCATGTTCCACCCGTAAGCAACATCCGTGCCAGCTCAATAGCATCTTTCTCCGCTACACCCGCTGATAATGCTTCTATAGCTGTATCAACATCAGTTTCGTGTATCACTTGATCTAGTAGAACCAATAGTTTCCTGGGAGATCCTTGTGCTAAATCAACAATCTTATCAACCACTTCCTCTTGTAGATTGCACTTGTCCTCTTTTTCTGCTACAGACATCACTAGATTCTTAGATTCAATAACATCAAGTGCTTTAACCTTGAGCTCTGTTGCTCTGGTCCTTATCGTTGGTAGCAACTTCTGTGGATCGGTTGTAGCAAGGAAGAAGTAGACATGTTTAGGAGTGTCCTCCAGCATCTTCAGGAATGCCCCCATCGCGTCCTTAGTGAGTGCATGACATTCGTCGATCAACCAGATCCGTACACTTCCGGACATGGGAGCCAATGACATCTTACTTCGAATGTCACGCACCATGTCTATACCTCTAAAGTCGGCGACGTTCAACTCATAAAAATCCATATCCCCACAGTTCAGCTTACCCTTTAGAATTCGGGCTATGGTTGTTTTTCCACAACCACTGGGGCCTGTTAACAACAAGAAATGTGGTATTGACTTGCGCTTGCCGAAATCAACCAAAGTTTTTAGAACTTCCTTCTGTCCAACAACTTCAGAAAACTTCGTTGGCCTGTACTTCTTGTATAATTCCATCACGCTATCTCTATGGGTTTTTTCTCATACCAATTTACATCACTAGCTTCAGCTTCTATCTGTAAATCAGTAATTATCCATGGCCAGTGCTCTCTCACACCCTCAGTCATTACCTGCTTAGCCTTATTCAGATAATCACTTAGTTCGCTATTGTGCACGTCTGCCACAATACTGTCATGTATCTGCCCTATTATATGGCTCTTCATCTTGGCCTTGCTCAACCACTTTACCATCTGTATAAGTGACCACAGCAGACAATGAAATGCCGGACCTTGTATAGGTATGTTGGCTACCTGATTTCTGGTATAGATTCCACTCATTCTAAAACCAGTCATAAGATCAAACCAACCATTCTCAATATAGTTGTTCCACCATGTCTCCTTATGGCTGCTCCAAGTAGAAAACTTTTTGTTGAACTTTTCTTCAACTCTCTTTATATGGTCTTCGTAGTTGTAAAAATCTATCCCCTTGCTCTTCAAATGCTTTCTTAGTGAAACACCTTCAACTGTTTTTAGGGCAGACTCATCAATAGCGTTCCACAGATTTCTAGCCGTATTCTTGTAGTAGGAATTATAAATAGTAGGGAAAACAAAGCAGTTCTTAGCATGAAACCTAGCCTGCTTCGTAACCTGAGACTTGTTTAAGCAGTAACACTCAGCAGCCATATCTCTGTGTATGTCAAGGTCTGGGTTGCAGGCGTAGTCCACCATTTTCTTATCACGGTGAAAACACGCACAAATCCGAAATTCCAAAGCACCATAGTCTATCTCCACCAGTGTGTGCCCTTTTCTAGGAACGAAGCAGGATCTGATTAGTTTGCCAATCTCAGGATCCCGTATCGGTATATTCTGAAAGTTGGGATTGGATGAAGAACTTCGGTACGTTCTGACGAGATGCAGATTGAAAGAAGGGTGAAGAAACCCATCACAGACCTCCCTCCTGATTCCCACTAGATAAGTAGATAGAAGTTTCTTTAGCTTCTCTGCTGATATATAGTTTCTTGTAAAATCAGTGTCAATCTTCGACAAGCAATCGACGTCAACCTGCCCTCTTCCCGTTTTCGTTTTTGACAGAGGTGTGTAGTTCAGCACTTCAAACAATATCTTTCCAAGTTGCGTTCTGCTCCCTAGATTTGCTTTCTCCCCATAACGCTTTCGCCACATTCCCCACTCTTCAGAATCCTTAAGAGCTTCATTAAGATCTTTTATTCGCACCTTGGTATCTTCTATCGTGCGATCCATGAGATCTACATCAATACGCATCCCTACTTCTTCTGCCCTAGCCAACGCTAACATACCTTCATGCAACAACTTGTAAGCATCTTTTGTGGTTGGCTTCATTTTTTTCTCAAGCAATTACAAATACTTCTCAAATACACTACAACTAGTTGTAGATGTGCAACCAGTACAGTGACACACCCCAGTAGAAAAATAGCACGCCTCTGATCTAACAACCCTATATTATAAGTGCTGTCAACTGTAACCTTCATAGTGAAAGAAAGTGCCAGTATCACGGCCCCAATAATAACTAGTACTGTGCTGAACGCAATAGAACCATCAATCCCTTCATACTCCACACCTTTCTTCCTTTCTACTGCTACAGGCTGACACTTCTGTAAATGAACCAACTCAAACTTGTTCTTGCAGTTCTTGCATACCACTTGTCTCCCTACATAGACATCGGGGTGAGTATCAGAAGTACCACAGTTTGGACATACTGCATTCATTGTTTTGTTCCTTTTAGTTCTTCAGACATTCGTTCTTTGGCTTCCCTCGCCTGTTCATATTCCTTTCTGAAAGACTCACTAAACTTCAACCCCATCCAGGTATAGATATAATCCGCCAGACTGCTTGTGATGGGTATCTCCTTGTTTGTTGTACCACCACATGGCTCAAAAGAAGTTCCACGGAACTTTCGCACAAGTGTCTCCAATGAAACGCCATGCTGTAGTGCCATACTGGTGAGGATGCCAATAGTGTCACACAAACCCCCTACGGTGGAGCCTTCTTTAGCAATCTCCACAAACAGTTCACCTGGACGACCATCGTCATACATGCCAACTATTATGTATCCCTTGTATCCATTGATGTTGAACTTATGTACCACAGAATTTCTTGTATCCGGGAGTTTTTCTCTTCTGCTACTCATTTATCTCCTCCATCTGCTGTTGTGCGATTTTATATTCCATGAGAGCATCCATTCCGTTGTAAAGCAATAAATCAGAGAGCTTCACTTGCTTAATCTTATTTTCTGTATTTCCTTTTCCCCCAGCCTCTAGGAAACTACTTATGTTACTAGAGTAGTCCCCCACACCAAACCTAACGAAGGATTGAAACTTTACAGAGGTTATTCCCGGGGTGTTGTTGAGTGTATGTGCTGCTACCATACAGTCCCATACCCAATTCCTCACACCATGCCCGAGTATTTTTCTTGTCCAGCGTTCTTCAAACTTAATGTTAGCTCCAATCTTGGGCACCCTACTTCTGAGCAGTTTGCTTGTTGCTGCAATCGCATCCCCAACCCATGGATAAGCAATTGTACACTCTCCGTCGGATATAGCACAACTAAAAATACTAGAGCCATCAGCATCTGGTTTCAACCTATCTGTTTCAAAATCGAAAGCAATGGGATTGTTTGCTTCCAGAAAACTCTCTATGTATGTCAACACAGAGTCTGGATTTTTCAATACCTTTATCTTTTGTGTGTAAGGATTTTTACAACTACTAGATTTATAGGGGTGTGATTCAATACTGAAAGCCCTTCTTAAGTTGTCGTGAAAGTTTGATTCAAGAACTTCACTATTTTGTCGGAGCAAATAAGAAGGGTGCCAGTTTGGAGCAATCCAGACATTGTATTCCCGACAAGGAACCAAACAACCTACCCACCTACTGATACTCCCTATATCTTTTTTCCAAAGAGGCCCCAAAAGAGATTGAACAGATTTGGTTCCTAGCAAAATAACTACCTTCGGGTTCTTTTCTTTTATCAACTTTAGTAGGAAGGGCCGACAAGCCACAATCTCTTTTGCTGTTGGAGTCCTGTTTTCTGGTGGACGGCAGTTGACTGCATTTGTTTTCCAACAATCTCGATCGAGTTTGATTCCCAGATCATTCAAATGCCTCCTCAACAGTTGACCAGACTTACCAATCAATTGGATTCCTTCTCTGTCTTCCCTCTCTCCAGGGGCTTCCCCTACCACCAGAACTCCCATTTTTCCCAAACCCGAGGGAGCCATCCTGGGTGTGTTGCACTTGTGCTTCAACCCACAAGATTGGCATCTAGGAGCACTAGACACCACACTTGGATTGTTGGCAAAAAAACCTTCCACTGCTACTCCTGCGAGATGCTTGTACAGAAAACGAATTCTTTTGTCTTTATTTGAAGCTTATCAGACAACACCCACCTCTGTGATTTTTTCAGCATGTCCTTCAAAAGATGGGGCTTGACCAGGAACTTTACTGGGTTACCCTCGTATTTGATGCTTAGCATTTCTGCGTAGTTGCCCCCAGAGTTAGTGCCCAGCAACTTCATACTATTTTCTGCAACGGTCACCTGTATAATATCATCATCCTTTTGTTGATCAGACGCGAACAGACTGGTCCTCTCAACTGCCTCAATCAATTCTGTGGGAACTTTTAGCTTCTTTCCACCCACTTTCAAAAACTGATCAATGTTGGGGTAGGTTTCTCTGCTCATTCTACAACTGATTTGTATTGCCCCTTCTGTTCGGAAGTGCATCCAATCCTTGGTAAGGCTATACTCTACAGGTTGGACCAAGCAAATTTTTGAAAGAGAAGATCCACTTATGAGCACATCCTCCATGCCCACATCCCCATAGCATCGAATCAACTGGTAATCATTACCTGCTTCAATGTAGGATTGGCTGAGATGGACGCAGGTGAGCACATACTTACTCTCATCCCTTGAGACACAATTACTGGCCAACTGGACCATATCAACAAACTCTTTGGGCAGCTTTTTCCACTTTGTGGGCTTGCTAATCTCTTGGATCTTTAACGCTATGTCCTGCTCTAACACAATCTTAGCTTTTTTCTTATTTCCCTTCACTACCAAGGCATTCTCAACAACTTCAATATCTATCTCCTCTTCCGACATCTTGCCAAGCAAGTTCAATAACAAACTCGACTTGCAAGCCCCCTCTATTTCTATACCAATAGATTCACAAGAGCAGAATATCTCATCGTTAAAAGTGAAAATCGTACCATTCGAAAAAACAAAGCATTCACTCTGCTCTATTACATTCTGTGTAGACAACCCATGAGAGAGATTCTGTAGCTTGTCATACAACTGTTTTCTATTGACCTTCACTTAATTTCTCCTTGAAATACTGGAATATCTTTTTATTCTCTTTTGAACCTTTGATGAAGTGGTATGACAGTAGCCTGTTTGGTATCATCTTCTCTATCTTATAGCAAGTCACACCTACCATGCCCGCCAAGTACAAATCTTCTACAGGAACATGGTTTTGCAACTCAACGTAATACTTAGCGTTTAACCATTTTCGACAGATGTGAGATGTTGCAACCCCTGACTTTTTGATTTGAAACACTATGTTCTTCTTCTTATTGAACCAGCGATCCTTTCTCACATTCTTTTTATAATCATTGGAAACAGTCACCAAGTCCCATTCGCCCAACCCCACACTGTTCAAGGCAAGGTACTCATCAAACTCTGTGCGAAGAGTAGGAGACAATCTTGTGTAATGATTGGATCCTATGTAGCCTGGTTTGAAGTCCTTGAAAAATCCATTCTCCTCTACAGACCCACCTCTCTCAGTTACCGATATTATATGCGCCTTGGATGCGTAGTTATACTCCCCGTTTTTCCTACGGGGCAGTATGATACTGCCCATACCCCCCACTCGCACCCATGAAGCCGAATCAACTGATTTCCATTTCCATTCTTTCATCAATCGCAAAGAAGTAACCGCAAACCCATGCATCCCCACAACAGGTTCCCCACTCTTATCGATTACAATTGGCTTCACAGTTCCCCGCATCCAAGCCAACTTACCCCCCACAGTCCTATCGTTAGCAGGAGAGATGCCCACATACTTAGCCCCAATATCTATCATCTTCTTCAACCAGGTGGGGTCATCCCCCTGGTGAAAAACAGGAATCACTTTTTCAATTGGCAGCTTCTTCAACATCTTCAGATAGTTAGACCAACCCTCTTCGCAAGAGGCTTGTATCTGTTTGGGCTTAGCCACTACCCCAAAGCTGCCAGGGATAACATCCAAATTGACATAGTAGGTAATCCATGAGTTCCTCTGACAGAACTTGATGTACTCATCTACATCAATTTTTGTACCTTTGGTCCAGACAGTAAAGGCACCAGAATCCAGGATAACCTTAGTCACACTTGACATGTTCAGCCACTACCTGTAGATTGATTCCGCCTCGACTGGCAAAATTACCAATGACCTTACAACGAATCGGGTCAAGGGATTCAACAAGATCTCGTAGAATCTTATTGACTATGGTCTCCATGAACGACCCGTAGTTTCTATAAGCGAAAAAGTAGAGCTTCAGCGATTTTGTCTCAACACACTTTGCAGAGGGAGTGTAAACAATTTCAATCTCTGCAAAATCGGGCTGGCCTGTCTTGGGACACAAGGAAGTAAACTCCTTGAAGTGCAATCGGACCTCATATTCTTCGTCTCGAAACTTGTTAGGAAATGTCTCCAGAATACTAGATAATGGTACATCATATTTGTACTCTGTTACCCGAGACCCCAATTGTTTCAATCCACTAACGTCATCCATTTTCAGCTCCTTATGAAATTCAAAAACTCATTTCTGACAGCCGGTTCCAGGAAACTCCCAGTCAGGCTAGAAGTAACCATGATCGAATTTTGCTTCTGCACGCCCCGACTGGTCATACAGAAATGCTGTGCTTGCAAAACGCAAGCAGAGCCCAACGGCATCAAGTATGTATCTAGGGCCGAGGTGACTTGTTGACAGATTCTTTCTTGTATCTGCAACCGTCGGGAATATACCTCCAATAGCCTGGCTAACTTAGAAACACCCATAACTCTACCGTCAGGAATATAAGCAATGTGTGCTTTTCCAAAGAAGGGGAGAATGTGATGCTCACAAGTGGAGTAAAACTCAATATCTTTCAACACTACCATTTCCTTGCAGGAGTCATCCTCAAACACCTTGATGATCTGGTTAACATCAACACCATAACCAGAAAACAACTGGGAGTAGGACTTAACTACCCTACTGGGAGTTTCTTGTAAACCCTCTCGGTTTGGGTCATCCCCTATGTACTCAATTATTCTAGTGATGTTTTCCTCTGGCCCCCTTTCTAAAGCCACAACCTCCCAAGGAAAAATATACCACCCAGACACGTCTTCCCTAGTCTTATCTACCAAGGCATAGAATGGTCTATTTGTTTGTTTATGTTGTTCTTGAGTTCTACCAGAATCAATGATGTCATCAATTAGAAAACTACTGTCTTCTGGTTTACTTGCCATCTCAATAGTGTATCCATTCATAGCGGCAACTCTTTGTAGAACTAAAGCTGCAAATATCCCACCTCTGGGAACTGGATATACACTTATTGTGCGTTCTTGATGGAGTTCAGGAAATCTGCCCAATACAGATGACAGTGTCGACCTAGCTCTAACTTCAACATCATCCCAAGTTAATTCGTATTTCACATGTACCTCACTGGATCAGGTGTGGAATTAAACGCAAACGCCTCTATGCGCTCTTGGCAAGAACCACACTTTCCACAAGCAATGGGCTGATTCTTATAGCAAGTCCGAGTCAGTTCATATGGCAGTGCCAATCCCAAACCAATTCTAACGATTTGATCCTTCTTCAGATTGAGAAAAGGTGCACACAAACAAACTTTGTTGTCTGTTCCCGCTAGAACTGCTTGATTCATACTAGAGAAAAACTCTGGTCGACAATCAGGGTAGATAGCATGGTCTCCAGCATGAATTCCCAGGCCCACTTCTTCAATTCCCTCTGAGGAAGCATATCCCGCAAGCACAGAAGTAAAGATAATGTTTCTTCCAGGAACAACTGTTAATGCCATTGACTTGTCTTCGTAGTGGCCTTCGGGAATTTCACCTCCCAACAAGTTTGACTTAAATTCACTAAACACACCTCTGAGATCAATCACACTATAAGGAACTTTGTAATACTCTGCCAACTTCTCAGCAGCCTCAATCTCATACTTATTGTGGTTGCTCCCATAACGAAACCCCACACAAAAAACTTCCTTGTCTTGTGAAACAGATAAAGCCAACAGGGTAGCCGAATCTAAACCCCCACTGAGGGAAATCAGAATTTTACTCATTTTCTACTCATTTCTATAACACTGGGTAAAACATCCAAAACAGCAGGGAAATTCATCTTCTCATACAATCTCCCTGCTGATTCAACCTTATTTTTGATATTCGTTCTGTGTTCTAAAATCAGAAGTTGACCAAAAGAAAACCCAGAATATTCCCTCGAAAGAGAATCATTTCCCATCTCACTGAACTCCAACAATCTTATGCACTTGGATTGACAACCTGTATCCATGCTTCAAACAGCTCTGCACTGCTGCTTCAACGTTCCTATTATAATCCGGACCATCCATAGGTTGGACGTACACTGGTGTCCACGAAAACCTGGGCAATCTTTTTGGTAAGCCATCCTCCTCATCCACGTAAGAAGAATCAAGAACGTACTTTATAGCATCTACCCATTCCCGTATCGTTGGAGCAACTGTTACCCCAGGTTTGGGACTGCAAATTATGTCCACCCAGGACCTCAATTGAGTCCAGCGCACCCCTTTCGGTTCAAGTGAACCATTGGTTTCAATTTGCACTCTATACCCATGTTTCACAAGAGCAAAAACCAATGGCTCTATATTCTGGCGAAAGGGCTCTCCTCCTGTCAGCACCACCAATGGCCTCTGACCACTTACAGCCACCAGTGGAAAGCTCTTTACAGTATCCATAAGCTCTTCAACAGACATTCTTTGTTTGTTTGTAGTGTAATCTGTATCACACCACGAACACCGGAGATTGCAACCGTATGTCCTTATAAACACAGCAGGGGTTCCCACTAGAGGACCCTCTCCTTGAAAGGAGTAAAAGATATCAACTACGTCTAGATTTCCTTCTAGATCGTAGTTGATTTTTTCTGGGGCTTGTGTGTTCATTATAGAATCAATTCAGCAGAACAGTCTGGGGTTTCGAACAACTTTACACTGTGGAGTCTTGTAAAAGCAGTGTTGAAACCATATCCCCACTTTTCCACGAATTCAAGCAGCATATTTTCTGCTGTTGGGTTCTTGTCCATCAGGTAAGCCTCCTCAACAAAACTAACTAGGGGATCTTCCTTACTTAAAAGGGTTCTATGGTCCCAACTGGCGAATGGGCCTTCTTTGAGTTTGCTGGAGACACTTTTGAAATCCTCAAGCATTCCCAACTCATCCAATCGAGTGCCTTCTAAGGTTACCTCCAAAATGTATCGGTGGCCGTGTAAACGAGCACACGGCCCATCGTATCCTAACAACCGATGGGCCGCATCGAACGCAATGCGTTTGGTGATTTTCATTATTTTCCTCGTAAATTGAAAATAAATTGAACAGAATCTACTTTATGACGATGTTGTCATTTTCCAGGGTTGCAATTCCAAAACCAACCAAAACGTCTGCATAGCACTTGGCCATGTAGTAGGAATCTACTTTACTGGACTTGCCTCCGTTCTTAACATACAAACCATCAATCTTCTCAGCCAGTGTACGAAGAGCGGTTTTCCCCTTGCAATCAATCAAGCACTTGACACAGCATGCGTGCCTTGTTACCTTGATTGCTTTCTTGGGTTTCTTCTCTTCAGCCTTTTCGGACTTTACAGCCTTTTTTGGCTTTGCTGGTTTGATTTCCTCTTCTTCTTCGGGAGCTTCTTCTTCGGGAGCTTCTTCTTCGGGAGCTTCTTCTTCGGGAGCTTCTTCTTCGGGAGCTTCTTCTTCCATCATTATCTCAACCACACCTTTGGCTTTGATGACACCCTTGATAATTTTGTTGAGTTTTTCCTCGTCCTCTGTTCCCTCTTCAACTGCAAGATCACTGTCACTTCCCAAAGCAACAAGCTCCTTCAGTTTCCGCTCCATGCGGACTTTGTTCCACTTTCCTGCCGCCTTGTAGCCACAAGCCACAAACATCTTGACTAGATCGTCTCTTAACACTTTCATCACTTTTCTCCTTTGTAGATTTGAAGTAAAAACAGGTCTAAAAAAACCTTTCACACACCTATTATATAGTCACAGAAATCAAATGTCAACTCATTTACTCAAAAGACAAGGACTACAGATGTCCCAACAACCAACCATACTGACATATTGATTCTCTGTATAGAATCCATCCCGTTTTACAACCCAGTTCAACTTTGAGATTCCCCGTCTTTTGTCATCTTCAGAGACGTTAATACCCAACATACCATTCACATGCGCAAGTTTTTTCTTTGAGCCCGAAAAATGCTTTCGACCAAGAAGTTTCTTCTCCACATAAGCAGCAGCACTTGATTGAGTAGCAGTTAACACCAGACAATGCATCTCTTGGCTCAACCTGCGAAACAACTTCCAATTCTTATCAATCTCATCGAGTGAATCTGTAGCACCGGGCGGAGCTGCTAGGATGTCTGCATAATCAACCACTACTATATCCGCTACCCATCCCTGTTTTGCCCAGCTCTTGACAATTGAACTGATTGTAATGATATCTACTGAGGAGTTGGGATAACAACTAAGACGGAACAAATCTCGATTACCACAAAACCTTTTGAACTGTTTGAACGCCTTTTGTGGTGTTAGCACTTCCTTAAAGAATTGTTTTGCCCATGTTATTTTCTTTGTTACCTCATCTATCTCAGTAGGAACATTCGCCTTCCCTGGGTATCTGGGAACTCTGCATACCCTCTGTGCAATTCTCATAACTACTTGACTCTGGCTCATATCACCAACCTCAAAGTATGCAACCCTCTTTCGATTGCGAACACCTCTATAAGCAGCATCCAACAAATACATGCTCTTGCCACTCTTGTCTGGGCCCATGAAGGCGACAAAACTGTCTCGAGTCATCGCTGAGCCAATGAAATCGTTAGCCTTCCCTCGATACTTGATTAACTGCTCGTTTTCCTCTCTATCAAAGGCTTCTCTCCATACTTCATAGTCTTCTCCCAACTTGACAAGCTGCCCTTCGCCTAATTCCACCTGTTCAACCCCGAGAGATAAAATCTCACGGGCTCTTTCAGTCCTTCCTTGATCTAACTCCCACGAAGCCTCAGCTAACGCCTTGGCCACGCGCTCTTTGTTGAACACCTCTCCTGCCCGATCAAGCAAAAACTCAATAGAACCTATTTCTTCTGATTCGTACTCTGCTGACAACTCAAGTAAGAAATTCTCGACTAACTCAGTTGTAGATTTATCCTTGATTTTGTTCTTGTCAGCCCATCTTTCAAATATCGGTTGAATTTCTTTCTGCGGTGCCCTACCATACTTCTCATAATACTTGACACACCAACCACCAATAATGTTTGATACCTTGTCAGCAAACAAACCCTCTCGCTTCCACTGTCCGGCCACCCGACCACAAACCGTATCGTTTGTGATCATAGCAGAGAGCACTTTTCTCGATTGAGATCCTTCGTATGTTTTGTTCTTCATTATACTCGATCTGCACTTATGAATCCTTTGCTGTACCCCATCTCAACAAGCACTCTATCAACATCTTCTTGGAAGGTTTGTCTCCCAACTTGGTAATCCTCGGTTTTTTCTAGAGCATCTCTGATCAGCGGAATTAACTCTTCACCTTGTTTGAATCTTCTTTTTCTGATGATTGCTCGAAGAACTGAAACAGTAGGCATCCACTTGCCTTTCCTGATGTAAGTATCCACAGCATATTCAAGTTCTTCGCTACTGACATCATCAAGCGCCCTCATCCACATCAAGAAAACCCCCTGTGAGTACTTCTTCTGAAAAGATTCTGTCAGAGTGAGTAAGATTTTCTTCTTTTTTAGTTCTTCTTTTTCGATTGTACTTCTCATTCAGATACTCCTTTAAGGCTAATTCAGAAGCTTTTTCCAACTGACGCCTGAGGTTGGTTTTTCCCACACCTGCATTCTTAGAGATATGTTCTCTCTTGGCAGCATCTCGAAACCTCTCCCACTTATTATAGAAATCCCAAGAGTTGTAGATTTTCGGTGTGTACTGGTTGAACCAATTCTTTTCTAAGAACTGGAGAACTTGAGTTATTTCTTTTTTACTGGCCTTCTTTTCTGTGCGAATGTGGTAGATATTTTCTGCAAAAGTTTCTGGTGAGACCTGTTTGGACAATCCATGTTTTTTTCTCTTGTTGTGTTTTTTTGAAATTGAAAGAGTTAGATCTGAGCCATACTTGACAAGAATTGATCTTAACTCCCTCCCTTGTTGACGATCCCACTCGGTTAGTGGGAGTTGTGATTTTTTCCAAGTTTGTTTTTTTCGAACTTTTGGCTTGAAGTTCTGATCATCGAAAAAACCCTTCACAAGTTTACTCCTATTTTACAGTTGTACAACTTTTGGGGAAAAAGTAATTTATAACACCCGCGCGAAAAAAGAATTTTTTTCATGCTTTATGAATGTAATGAATATAAGCATTACATTTTTTATACAAACGACTATACATACTTAAAGATTTGTTAATAATGTAATACAACATAACAAAACCGAGTAGTCTACCTATAACATTTCCGAGTAGTCTGAGTACTCGGTTTTCTATATTGTATAACATTTCCGAGTAGTCTGAAAAGTACAGAAAAATACTTTTCCGAGTAGTCTGAGTACTCGGAAATGTTATAGGTAGACTACTCGGTTTTGTTATAGTTAAACGCAAGAAAGCAGCCATCTTTTCCTCCCATTAAACCTCACTATTTCCAACAAACCCCTCCTCCGCAGATTTGAGATAATAGAAGAAATCGTATCATAACTCAAGCACAGATAGTCGGCAAATTGTCCGTTGGACAGCGAACATCCCTCTTTCTGATGGTATGATCTCACAACTGTAAGGAGAAGTAACTCTTTTGCATCTATCCGCCTCTCAAAGAACTCGTGGATATAGTTTCTGGGTACCCATAGGCTCTGCTTATGGTGAACAGATAACCTGCAAGCCTCCTCCAGCTCATACTGTAATCTCCGGCACGGGGAGCGACCATTCTTCCTAGAATTTTCTATCAGTTTCAACTTTTTTAGGTTGATCAACATTATATTGGCTTGTTGTTCACCCACGCTAAGCTTTTCTGCGAACCACCTTATTGTGACAAAACAACCTTTTCCTTGCCTTTGAAAATTAAAAATCAATGAACACAAAATGACCTCTTTTGCACTGATTTTGTGGGATTTGAAAAACTCTAATATCGGATACGGGATCCATAAACCACCTATTTTTTTCTTTGTTTTTTGCATCCTAGCATCCTAATTTTTCAGTAATAGTAAGGTATCTCGTTCGACCATCAAATCCTGATTGTTTTACAAGACCCAGTTTTTTCAATTTGGAAATGCACAAGCTCACAGCCTCTTCAGACAAGCGTAATCGCTTGGCAAAATATGCGTTCGCTAAGCAACAATCGCTATCATTCTTAGCGTGTTCTTCTATTATGGACAGGAGTGCCGCTTCCTTTAGATTGATTTTCTTGTTATAGAAGTACTGCATGGCAGAATCAGAAATCCATATCCCGCACTCTACAGAATGCTGTTCCACCAAGGAAAAATACCAAACTTCGCCTACCTGAGTTTCTTGTATTAAGTGTGCTCGTTTGAGTCTACTAATAATCTGATGTGTTCGAAAGTTTGAAATCCCCAGGAAATCAGAAATCTGGTCGTATTCTAGGGCTATGCCTTCTGGTATATTCCCAGTATCGTCTTCACTAGAGGTGAAAGTGTCAATCAAAGAGAGCAACAGAAGCTCTTTTGAGTTGATTTTTCGCTGTTGAAACAGTTTGTGGTATCTGGCACTGATTTGATACCCATCAATATAGAAGTAGTTGTATTGATTACTCATTTTAATCAAATCTACTAAGAAAAGAACAACCTGGAAAACTGTATTTCACCCATTCTAGGCATCTATAATAGTATTAAAGAGGGGTATATTACATTCGCTAACATTATATAGGACCATTGGGTTCTCCCAACCCATATTTATTAAAGAAATTTTTTCCTGATTTCTGCAATTTCTTCTTTGTCACAACTGCCCAAATCTTTTCCGGTTTCTAGTTCAACCAAGTTTGTTACACCTGGGAATTTTTGAAGTTCCTTAACGAGCTTGTCTGCTTTCTTTCTTCCGGGAGAATCCATGTCAAAGCAGATTGTCCTCACAGGGTATTTTGACATCCGTAACAGTTGACCAGAAGAGTAGCCAACTCCAAATGTAGCAACACCCCCTGGCCCAAACTTCCAAACGTCCAGTGGACCTTCAACTACAACAATCGAGTGTCTGACAAAATCTTCTCCATATAACAGTTCCCGGTGTGGTAACTTTTCTTCTCCTGGCTGGGCGGATATGTACCTCACAACTTCATCACTCTCTACAGTAGACCTTGTGGTCCAACTAACCACTTCCCCTTGAAAAACAATTGGTATCCATATCCTATAAGACAATCTGCCGATGTTGGGTGTGGATTTAATTCTCCAAAGGGGAAGTATTTTACTTGGGATAAATCCCCTCGATTTCAGATACCTTATTGAACGGGGAGTTAGGTCAGTTAAACCACTAGGGATTTTTAGCCGACCATACTTTCGTTCAAATAATTTTGTTCGTGTCTTTTGGAAGTTTTTTGTTTCGGCAAAAGAAACACCTGTCAACTCCTTGAGGATTTCAAATACTGAAACACTACCACAACGCCAACAGTTTGCGTAGAACCCATCAAGGTTTATGCCCAAGTGAAATTTTCCTGAACCACTACCACAACGAGGACAATCAATGTTGATCCATCCTTCTCTAGTGTGGTGGTGTGTTCCCACTTCCCGGAACTCTATATTGTGCTCAGAAAGAAAGTCGCGGAGATCCATATTCAAAAATCATCCAACATCTTTCCAAATAATTCTACGGCAGCAAGTCCCTTTATTATTTGTTCAGAACTTATTATTTTTTCACCCTCTTTTATGAAGAAAATAACCTGACCATTAGAGAGTGATTCACACTCGAAATTATAACCATCCTCTAACAACTCCTGTGCCTTTTCTTCTCTATTTTTTGTAAGCTTTATTTCAAATTGTCTTTTTCGCTTCTCTTCTGGAATGTTCTGTGTAACCACTACCACTTTAGTAATCCTTTCCTTTTGTTTATGGTACGCAAAAACTCATCAAACACATCCAAATCACCAGAAACAGACTTGCCATCAAGTATATTTGATATAACTTCCTGCTTCTGCTGGATGACTTTGCACAGATCCTCTTCTATTGTACCTTGGGCAACAAAGTAGTGTGCCCAAACTGTATCTTTTTGTCCTATTCTATGACATCGATCTTCTGCTTGTGTATGATCTGACGGGCGCCATGCCAGCTCAGAAAACACTGTATCGGATGAAGCTGTCAGATTTAATCCCACTCCAGCAGCCTTGATATTACCTATGAATACTCTTATTCTGTCATCTGTTTGAAAACGCTTTACAAACTCTTGCCTTTTGGCACTGGGAACACTGCCATCAATTATTACTAATCCACTTTTTATTTGCCCACTTAGATTACTGATTGTATTTCTATGGTTGGTAAAAACAACCAGTTTTCTATCGGTAGACTCCAAGAAATCTTGTATCCACTGAACTACATACTTCAACTTCAAGTCAGCAACCAATCTCAACAAATACCCCAGTTTAACGACAGCTTCCGCCCGCTCTGCCCTGACCACAGCTTCCGGGTCTCTTTCTCCCAACCAATTTAGAAAGTCGTTGTTTGCCTTATTGTACTCTATATATTCTTGTCTACTCAGTTTACAAGGGATAACTTGTCTCATCTTTGCCGGCAAATCTTTGAGCACCTCAGATTTTCGCCTCCGCACCATACAAGTATCAAGTAGTAACTTGTTTAGTTCCTCAATCCTAGTTGCACCCTTAAACTCCCATCCCCATTGATTTCTCTTTCCATTACAGTACTTCATACCATAAGACCATCGACTGGAAAATGTAACGGGCTTTAGTATGTTTAGAACAGGAAACAACTCGATGGGTCGATTCATCAGAGGTGTTCCTGATAGAGCGGTTATGTTGTTCACACCAAAGCATAGAGTTTTTACTGCTTTGGTTCTATGTGTGGAAGGATTGGCTATAAACTGGCACTCATCTATTACGATAGATTGTGGTTTCCTGTTTTTTAACCACTGTAACCAACTTTGTAGAATGTCGTAGTTGATTATGATTATCTTGGGAACTCTCTTTGTCTTACTGGGTGTCCTTCCCTCAGCAACAAATGCTTTAATTCCCAGAATAGATCTCACCTCATTCTTCCACTGATACTTCAATGAGGCGGGGCAAATAATAATACACGGTAGGGTCCGACTGAAGTTCCCCCGCAGATTCCATAAGGACATAGGAGTTTTACCCAATCCCATATCTGCGTTCAGCAAGACCCTACCGTTAAACTTCTCTTGCTGCATTTCAGCAAGACATTCCCGTTGAAACTTGTAGGGTTTCATTTTATCTTCAACAGGCAGGTATATATTATTCCAACGTTTTCCCACTCAAAACAGCGTATGTAACCCACACCTTGTATTATAGAGTCTGCTGTTTGGAGATCATTTACTGCGGATACGTCTCTACTTACTCTACCGTTTTTCTTTATCAGCAAGCGCTTTCTTTCTGGACTGTATTCCGCTGTTAAATTTTCCATCACTTCCCACTTCTCCTTTCATCAGTTACTCTCTTACTAAGTAAATATCGTTTAATTTTCAGAGATAACTCGGAGTTATCAACAATCCAATCCAAGTAGTCTAATGGAATGTCTGAAATTTTTACTCCGTTGTACTGGCCATATGGAAATGTTTGTGTTTCAAAACGCTTGGCCTCTATATCAGTAAATGGTTTTATTTCTGGTGTGGATATCGCAAATTTTGAGACTATCTTTGATGGTATCTGTG